ATTTTTTTTTTACTTTTTTTTCTTATCCTTAATCAGTATAGTAATTTTTATTTTATATATTTGCAGAAATTAAATGAATCGTATATGAAATTTGAAGAAGCTAAGAAATTGAAATGTGCTTGTGTTTACAAGTTGACTTACCCAGATGGTAAGTGTTATATTGGTCAGACTAAATGTTTGGGTAATCGTGTTAGGTTGTATGAGTCTCAATTATCTCGTAATTTTGGTTCTGATTCAAAGAACATGTCTGCTCTTGCTGAATTTGGAATTGAGAATGTGGATATTTCTATTGTATCAGTTTTGGATATAGCCGACTCTTCTGACCTTCTCCTCTGCCTATCAATTTTAGAGATAAAGTATATTCGTGAATTTGACACATTGTATCCAAATGGTTATAATTCTGGCATAGGTGGCGAGATATTAGGTATTCCTACAGAAGATATTCAGACCAATGGTACTTCTTGCCAAGTTTTGGTTTATGACAAAGATGGCGTTTTTCAAAAGAGTTATCATTCAAAAGGTCGTTGTTGTTATGATATGGGTTTATTGGAAAATGAATTATCTCGTTTTCTTGATAAAGCTAAGATATACAAAGGCAAATATATATTCAAGACTGGTAAATATGGCTATATCCCTGAACGCATAGAGCCAGTTGGTTATAAAGTGGTCAATCGTACGCGGACTATCGTTCACAATGAGGTTGTAAAACATGTAGTTGAAAAAGAATATGTCACTCATGTTGTTCCTCATGCATTGAAGTATGATATGCAAGGTAATTTTTGTGGAGAGTATGAAAGCAAACGACGTGCTGCCTTATCTTTTAGTCGCAACCATAACATTCCTTATGGCAAATACGTAAATGGTTATGTTTTATACAAGAAAGTATCTGATGATTATCCCATAAAGATAGAGCCTTACGATGAGACTATTGGAAAAGTTCTTGGTGACACCTATAAGCCAATGTCTGAATGTGAAAATAAGCCTGTCAAAGAGTCTATCAAAAACAAAAAAGAGATAAGAGCTTATTTTCCTAATGACTTTAAGATAGAACAATACGACCTAAATGGCGTTTTTATAGCACAGTATGATGGAATAAGAAGTGCTAGTAACTCAACAGGTGTACGCTATTCGTGTATATGGCAAAATATAAAGGGAATTACAAAAAGGGGTGGTGGATATATTTGGAAAAAGTTGGATGATTAAGAGAAATTATATATTTTTGCATACCTTCTTTCTTTCTTAATCCCCTTCCTGTTTTTGTGTTTGTTCAGGTTGGGGATTTTATATTTTAGGGGTGTCATAAAGTAGCATTTAATAGCCATAATTGATTTTTGTCTATTTAATGCTATTTTTTGTTGTTTCTATTGGCTTAATTTGTTATTTTTGTGCTTAGCCATAAAACTAAGATTTTATATTTTGTACTTTCCCCCTGTCTGTGAAGATGGGGGTTTTCTTTTTTAGCTTAACTATTCCTATGTTTTTCCTATTTTAGCCATTAAGATGATAAGTTGTTCATTTTTGGTATGAAAATCGCTGTTTATGCCACTTGTTAAACCTTATTTGGTGTTTATTTAGTTAAAGTCAGTGTTATATTTTGTATATTTCTTGTTTTTTGCTTGAAATGGGTATATATTTGTGCCATGTTTAACTAAAAAAGATAGAAATTATGTCTAGTAAGAAGAAAGAAGAGAAGGATTTGTCTTGGTATCAGGACAAGTTGGCGCAATTGGATGAGGAGCTTTATGTTGTTAGGAAGGAATATGAAAGTTACCTTGCTAAATGGCATTATCCTGAATTTAAGAATAAGATAGGTCGGTATTATAAATCTGAACATAAAGGTTGCAGTTCCAGTTCTCCTTTTTACGAATATCATGTATTGTTAGATGTTCGCCTGGAAGATTTATATGTTAGTTCAGATGGTGAAGTATTGGCAAAATGTATGGTATCTTCTGTTAGTCGTGATGGTAATGGCTGTATTAGGATTAACTTTTCAGAGGAGGCTCATGTTCATTATTTAGGTAAGGAGATAAGTGAGAAGGAATACGAGGGTGCTGTTACTAGTATTTTGTTTAATGCTTTCAATATTTTACCTAGTTTGAAGATTTCTGAATGAGGGTATTGTCTTTGTTTGATGGTATGGGCTGCGGCATGATTGCTTTGAGGGAGCTTGGCATAGAGCCGGAGGTTTATTATGCTTCCGAGATAGACAAATATGCTATTATGCAGACAAGTCGCAACTTCCCTAACGTTATCCATGTAGGTGACGTTAGGGAATTGAATGCATCCAAACTCGGCAGGATAGACTTGCTTATTGGCGGTTCTCCGTGCACTTCGTTCAGTTCCGCTGGTAAGATGAACGGTATGAGTACTAAGTGCAGTGAAGAGGTGGTTACTCTTGACCGATATTTGGAATTGAAAGAACATAATTATGAATTTGAGGGTGAATCCTACCTGTTTTGGGAGTATGTGCGTATTTTGAAGGAATTGAGAAAAGTCAATCCTGATATTCTGTTTTTGTTGGAGAATGTGGAGATGCAGACTAAATGGGAGAATGTGATAGATAGCGTTCTTGGAATCAAGGGTGCGCATATTAATTCCGCATTGGTATCCGCCCAGAACAGGAGACGAATATATTGGAGCAATATAAAGACTACAAGATATGGTCTTTTTAATCATGATTTATATACCCATATACCTCGTCCTGCTGACAGATGTATCTATTTAAGGGATATTCTTGAAGATGAAGTTGATAAAAAGTACTTTATCAGTGACAATATGCATGATTGGCTTGTATCTCGTAGCAAAAAGAAGAATGTAAAAATAAGAATTATGTCAGGAGATGATAAGTCTCATTGTATAACAGCCACAGCGATATATAAAGGGAATTTAGATACTGATTATGTTCCTGTTACTATAAATGGTGAAAGAAGGCTTAGGAGATATACTCCTTTGGAATGTGCTCGTTTGCAAACTGTTCCTGATTGGTATAAATGGTATTGTTCAGACACCCAAATCTACAAGATGCTTGGCAACGGATGGACTGTAGAAGTCATAAAACATATATTTTCTTTTATAAAAAACAAAAAATGAAAGAGTTGGAATTGGTTATAAAGGGTCGTGGTGAGACTAAGGGTTTTACTTTTACTTTGGTGAACAAGTCTCCTTATGCTTATATGTATAGAAGCGTTGACGATTGTGGCGGTAATGTTGTTTATGAAGTTTTCCGTCGTGTTGAGAACAAGATGTTTGATTGTGTGAGTTATCCCAGTAGCAACGGGTTTGGCGATTCGCTGTACATGGGTAAAACGTATAGGTCTGCCGACCTTGCTGTTCGTTGGTTTAACCATTTGACAGAGATGGGGCAAAAAAAACAAGGAATTTCTTTGTAGTATTGAAAATGTTCTCTATATTTGCAGTACTGGTACAGTAGAATTTACTTATAAGTGTTTGACAAAAAATGTAGGGGTGATAGTGATATTACCCCTATATATTATCTCTAATTTTTTATTCATTTAAAGGTGTTTGATTACTTTTTTCTTTCAGTTGAACATGGGGACGGGGATGGCTTAGTGAAGCTGTCCCTTGTTTTTTATATATGCTAAACGTTAATGTAGTGTTAAAGCCTTAATTACATTTGGCGATTGCCAATCGCCAACTTATATTTGCAGAACATTAATTTAAAACCAAAAAATATGGAACGTATTAAAGTAAGTTGTTATGTTGATGCTTCTAATTTGAGAAGCATTTTGAATTTACCGGAATTGAAAGATAATGGTGTGTCCGGTTCTGATTTGGATGGTGTTTCGGAGATTATACTTGACCCTCCAACTCTTCCTCTTGAAGATGATAATCAGAGAACCCAGTTCGTAAACAGTATTTTCGGTGCTGCTATCATGACTATAATTCAATGGAAAAGTCAGCAAAATGGAAATACTATGAACGTTGAACCTAAAAAAGAGGGAGGACAGGACGATGAAAGTAGATAATAGTATTCGTGTACCGTTTAATGTTGATGTCTTGAAAAAGATTATAAGTAAGGATTTGAATGGTTATATTTTCACAAAAGGAGGGTACGGTGTGACTCAAATTATAAGTGAAGGGGTGAATTTAAACTTTTAGATTGATGGTAAAATTTAAAGATTTAGTAGTTAAAGATTCGATAACACTTTCTGTTAGCGACCCTATTAGGACAAATATTCGTGAAAATAATATTAGTACTCATATAAATGTAGGTATTAATATGAAAGTATTTTATTCTCCTGATTATTATGCATGTATTGATGAAAAGTTAAAAGAAATACTTGATTGTATCGAGGATAAAAGAGAATTGAATAGTTTATTAACTATACGCCATTACGCAGAGATGAATAATCTTGCTAAGGAGACGGTTCGGCAGCGAATTAAGAAAGGTACTCTGCCTTACGTTTTAATTGATGGTATTTATTTTATAAAAGAAAACTCATGAAACCTGAAAATTTAAAAAAGTTGGAAGATACCATCAAAGCTATGGATTCCATGTATGAGAATCAGTTAAAGCCTTATATCTTAATATCACAGCAGGTAGGAGAGGCAGCAAGCTTCTTGGTAGACAGGATGAATGAATTAATCGCAATTTACAATGATGAGGAAGGACAAGTATAGTGTTATGTGTGATGGTATTAATTGTAAAATCAGAGATACTTGTAAAAAATATCAAGAATATCTTGATTACTATATCTTTGACCCTTTAAATGGGGAGGATTATCTTTATTACGGTTTTTTAGAACCTGCATATAATGGGACTTTTTGTGATAATTATGTAAAAGTGAAGAAATGAAAGCAGAATTATATGATAAAATTAGAACGGCTGAAAAAATAGTGGATCAGACAGATCAAGCCGTTCGTGCATTGAATGATTTAAAGACTTTCCTACAGCTTAGACGTCAAGAATGTCCCGAAGTTATAAAATGCCTGAATACTATGGTGGATTTTAGAATGAAAAAAGAGATGAATATTATAACAATTTATTATTGCTAAACGATGAGGATTAAGTTTAATAAGAAGGATTTTTTAAATGCAATAAAGACAGGTGGTAGCTTCTCTTCCAAAAGAACTCCATTGCCAATTTTGCAATCTGTTAAAGTTCAAATAGTCGATAATACGTGTTGGTTGTTATCTTACAATGACAAGAATGCAATAAAGACCCATTTCAAGTTGGAAGAGTCTTATAAGAATATCGAGTTTTGCATAGACAAGGACGATATTGAGAACTATGTTTCTCTTCTGATGGAGGATTACTTTGATATAGATGTAGATAATAAGAAACTGAATGCTATTGTCTCCACACCAAACAGTACGATGAATTTTCCTTTGCATGATGTAAGAGTATACCCTACATTGGCACAGGAGGTTAATTGCGATACATTTACATTGGATGCTAATTTGCTTGGCTATTGGATTCAAAAAGGTATGCCATTATTGGAATATGATGAATTTCAGCCTAATAACCAGCATCTTCATTTGTTTATAAAAGACAATAAGGTTGATGTATTTGCTTTCAATTTTGATAAGATGTACCATGATAGCGCATATATTGACTACGAGGGAGAACTGAAAGTATCTATAGACATGTCGGCTTTTGCGGCTCTGCGTAAGGCGTTATCAAACGAACAAAAGGTCACTATAAAAAATGGAGAAAAGAATATCATTGTAATAGGAGACAATTCAATGTTGCTTATCCGCAAATATGACTTCAAACCATTGGACTTTTATATGTTGCTCAAATATCAGCCATTGTTTGAAGTGGAAATAGACAAAAAAATATTTCATTCTATTGTATCAAGAGCAATATATGTACAAGATGATACCAAGACAGGAACAATGACTATTAATTTTGATGAAACTGGAATCACTTTTGTCTCGGAGAATATGGAGTTAAATAAAAAATTAGAGGAAAGATTTGAAGTTGTAGGAGGAAAAGAATTTAAGCAGACGTTTATCTTGCAAAAATTGTTGTTGGTGTTAAACTCTATATCTTCTGACAAGGTAGTCCTTCGTCCAAGCGGACAGAATGCGCTATTTGAGATAGGGAATACTGAATATACAACTGAAAGTGGATATGTATCCCCTTGTAGAGATTAAATTTTCGTTGTTATCTGATGTAATATAGGAGATTAATTGTATATTTGCAAAGTGGGATAGGTTTGGCTAGCTACCATTCCGATAAGGGTTGTCTTGGTTGCCCTTCCCTCTTTTTTTATTAACCAAGAATTATGTATAATTTAAAACCAAGAATTTATGAAAAATAATAATTTTATTACTATTCAAGGTTGGATGGTAAACGATTTAAGACTTTCCGGTAATGAATTAATTTGCTATGCTTTGATATATGGATTTACCCAAGATGAAGAAAGTGAGTTCAGAGGTTCATTGCAATATATATCAGATTGGCTAGGTATATCCAAACAAAATGTAAGGTTAATAATTAAACGATTAGTAGAAAAAGGATTAATCATCAAGCGAGATGAATTTATTAATAACGTGAAGTTTTGCAGATATACGGTATGCATGAAACAGCCACACGGTATTAATGTTTCATGCATAGGGGGTGGGAATGAAACAGCCACTGATAATAATAGTAATAATAATAAAGATAATAAAGAAGATACTAACGTATCTAAGAAAGTGAGTTTTTCTCCAACGGAAGAAGAAAAAAACATGTTTGAAGAATTTCGTAAAAAATATCCCGGAAATAAAAGAGGACTGAAAACGGAATTGGATTTATTAGTAAAGAAACATAAGGATTGGCGTGATATTATACCAGTACTCAATAAAGCAATAGATGTAGAGAATAGAAAAAGAAAAGAAGCTAAAGATTCTGATTCCTTTTATCCTAATCCAAAAAATCTTCAAACATATATAAACAATCGAGCATGGGAGGCATTTGCTGATGAACCATATTATGATGAGAATGAATATCATCCCAGTACTAACGGTTCGGATGTTCGTTGGAATGAACCGTCACAATGCTATATCTGTTTTTATCCGTGGGCTTTTGATAATCTTTGTGACGGATATACAAAAGATACACGTCCTGATAATGCAACAGTATATTGTCAAGGAAGGAAATATGTATGGAGTAAGAAACAGCAAAAATGGGAACATGACTGATGAAGCAGGAACAGATAGATGAACTTCGTTTATGGCATCATACTTTCAAAGAAGTTGGTGAGCTTTTTGAGATAAGAATATTAGGAGATAAGACATATAGTGGTTATTTTGATGATATAGAAATTGCAATAAATGCATTAACATCAAATACTTTTTATGCTACTCAAAATATTTATTATACTGTTAATCCCATATTATCAGCTTGCAAAAGTCGTAAACAGTACAACAACTTTATTCAAGTGAGGGGAGATGCTACTTCCAAGAATGATATAGAGCGTAGAAGATGGATTCCCATTGACGTTGATGCTGAAAGACCGTCAGGAGTATCGTCTACTGACGAGGAGAAAAGAAAAGCTCATTTGAAAGCAGTAGAGGTGTATAATTTCTTAGGTAAAGAAGGCATTTCAGACATTTATGTTTGTGATTCCAGTTCCGGCTACCATTTGCTTATACCATTCGATGTTGAGAATACAAAAGATTCAGAAGATATTATAAAACAGTTTTTGGAAACTCTTTCTAGGATATTTACAGATGATAGCGTAAAGATAGACAAAGTTCTATTTGATGCAAATCGTATTCTTAGATTAGAGGGTACGTATGGGCGTAAAGGATTAAATACACAAGAGCGTCCACATCGTATGTGTAAAATCTTAAAGAAGCCGGAGGTGCGAAACGCAGTTTCTTTGCAAAGAATACAAGGTATTATATCAAAGTATTCAGTTAAAGCCGAAAGAGATGAACGTTTTGTTAACAATAGATTTCAGAATGGAGCTAAATTTTCATTGAAAGACTTTATAGACAAATACGGTGTTAAAGTATCAAAAACTATACAAAATAATGATGGCGTAAAGTACGTTCTTGAACAATGCCCTTTTGATTCATCACATAAAGCACCTGATTCAGCATTATTTGAGCTTCCAAACGGAGCAATAGGTTTTAAATGTTTTCACGATTCTTGTAGTCATAGGACGTGGCAAGATGTGAGAGAACTGTTTGAACCGGATGCATATAATGTAGCAGCACCATTGCCTGAAAACAGGATTACATATCAAAGACCGCAATATGCTCCTAGAAAGGAACAAAAGGTTAAGGAGGAAACTCCTGAATTAGGTAAGAAATGGTTTAGAATGAAAGATATACCCAAAATAGATCTGAATAATATAGTCAGTCTAAAAACTGGATTTCATTCTTTAGATAGGGCTATTGTAGGGCTTAATTTGGGAGAAGTTTCCTTGCTTTCAGGGAGCAATTCAAGCGGAAAGTCGTCATGGCTAAATACCCTGATATTGAATATTGTTAATAATGGACATAAAGTTGCCTTATGGAGTGGAGAACTTGTTCCGGGTGTATTAAAGACATGGCTTGAAATGGTTGCAGCTGGAAGAGATCATTTGTTAGAGTCGAGAAAAAATGCAGGGAAGTATTATATAAATCCTTCCGTCATAGACAGGATAGATAATTGGCTCGATGATAAGTTTTTCCTTTATAACAATGAATATGGCAGCAAATGGGCACAGATATTTAACGACATGAAGGAGATGGTTGATAATGGAGTTGAATTGCTTATTTTGGATAATCTTTTCACTCTTGATATTGATTTGTTCGATGGAGATAGAAATAACAAGCAGAAAGAGCTTATATTGCAGATATGCGAGTTTTCTAAAAAGAACAATATACATCTGATATTAGTCTGCCATCCGAGAAAGCAAGTTGATTTTTTAAGAAAAGATTCCATTAGTGGTACGGCTGATTTGACCAATGCGGCATCCAATGTATTTATTATCCATCGTATCAATAAAGATTTTGAAAAAAGGGGAGGAGAATTTTTCGGAAAGGATATGATAGCAGGTCTGATGGGATATGGCAACGTAATAGAGGTAGCAAAAAATAGAATGTATGGCATTGTTGACTATATGTGTGGAATGTATTATGATATTCCCAGCAGACGTTTCATGAACGAAGAAAATGAGAATATCCATTATGGTTGGGAAGATCCTCCTAAGACTGTACCTATTTTTGAAGAAAGTCATGAACATATATATAATGGCTATCAAAGAGAATATTCGAGCAATGATTTACCATTTGAAGAACCTACAGAGGAATTACCATTTTAAAGAATAATATTATGAATGAAAAAGCAAAAAAGTATATCAAGGATAATACTTTAGATTTGAATAAAAATGAGAGGATGGACACAACAGGATATGTATCTTTAGCGGTGTCTATTAGCAAAGCGTATGGAGCATTAGCCATAGTGGAAGATGATCTTATAGCAAAGGTCGCAGATGCATGGAATTACATGTCAGAAATGACTAGATTTGATATACCGACTGATATTATGATTAAGGCAAAAGATATATTTATTTCTAAATTGTTAGAAGATGAAGAATAAAGAACATTGTTTTGTAAATCACATATATCCGAGAAAGTTATATGTAGTTATAACGGATTCAGCTTTATTTTTAAATCAGCATTTTACAAATAGGGAATGTGATAAAGGAATTTCACAAGAAGAATTTGACAATAATAAAGCAATAACTTTCAGATGTACTTATTATGTAAATGGAGATTATGGAGTATGTGTTGCCTTTCATAAAAAGGAATATATGACTGTAAGAGAAATAGCACACGAAGCATTGCATGTAGCTACCGCCATACACAAGGATTTAGGAATGTCTATGGGTTTTGATATAGGAGAGGATGAGACTTGTGCATATATTGTAGGTTGGGCTGCCGATTGTATTAATAGAGTTAAAACTAATAATTTTGATTATGAAAAGATTTAAATACCTAGTAAAAGAATATTATTTAGATAATTTTCCTTCCTATGAACTAAATAATTATGGGGCAGATGGTTGGGAATTAGTAGAAACAGTAAAGGGAATTAAAAAAGTAGCTTTCATTTTTAAAAAGGAATATAATGAGTAAGAAAATTTATGACGAAGATAAAGTAATAGAGATGTTATATAATAAAACACAAAAAGAGGTAGGGAAAATATTTGGTATTTCTCAAACCACTGTTGGTAAAATAGCTAAAAAGAATGGAATAAAATTTTTAAAATCAAGAGTTAATATGTCTAAAATAAATTTAGATATTTCTTATTTTGAAAAAATAGATTCTCCTAAAAAAGCATATTGGTTAGGTTATATTTGCTCGGATGGGTGTATTAATCATAACTTAGATAAAGTTTCATTAACATCTAAGGATGAAGAAATTATAAATAAATTTAGAGAAGATATTAGTTCCGGTCACAAGATAGATAGTCGTGATATATACGACAAGAGAACAGGAAACATTTATCATAGATATTCTATACAAATCACAAATAGAACATTTGTATCTAATATATTAAGTCATGGATTAACTGATTATAAGCCTTTAAATACCAAGCTGCCTAATATTAATAAAGATTTAATTCCTTATTTTATAGCAGGAATGTTTGATGCTGATGGTAGTTTATCTATAAACGAAAAAGGTTATGTCCGGACAAGTTTGATTGGTACTATGGAGATGTTGGAGGAAATAGATAAATATCTTTTAGATAATTATGATATTATTCCTATTAAAAAACAAAGGGTTACTAATAATCAAAACACATGGAAATCTTATTGGTATAAATACTCGAAACGTTTTCTAAATATAATATATAGCGGAGATGGTGATATATACATGAGTAGAAAATATAATAAATTTAAAAAAATATGAAAAAATGTATATTTTTGGATTTTGACGGTGTTATAACTACACTGAAAAGTAATTGGACTATTGATAATGAAAAGGTTGAGCTAGTCAAACAGATTTGCGATGCGACCGGAGCTAAAATTGTTATATCCTCTTCTTGGAGAAGATATACAGTGGAACAGACAATTGAAGATATTACAATAGGTGAGGAAGGAAGAGGTCATAATCCTTTTCCATATCCTGAATACATCGTAGATATTACTTCAAGAATGTACGGCTTCAAACATGGAAATAGAGAAAAACACTATGGTCTATGTCGTGGTATAGAAATAGACCGTTGGTTATGGGAACATGAAGATGTAACTAATTATGTAATCCTTGATGATGATTCAGATATGTTACTTTCTCAAAAGAAACATTTCATAAAAACTAATGCTCTTCGTGGTATATCTAAACGTGATGTTGAAAAAGCTATAAAAATTTTGAATAGTTGATATTTATATTTATATTTGTCCCAAATATGAGGCAGTAATGATAGATTTAAAGCAATTTAAAAATAATGCAATCGCAAAAGGTTTGTGTGACAATTACACAAATCTATGGGATGATAATAAAAGCAAAAGGCAATTATTTGAGCTTGCTTGCGATGTAAACTCTATAAAGTACATGGCTAAGTCTCTTTCCGAAGGATGGGGGCTTAGTCCTGTTTTTATTAGTGACAAATTCAAAGCTTACATAAATGGTAAATATATATGTGAGTATGAGAATAAAAAAAGAGGTTGCTATACAAGTACAATGCTTTGTAATTATGACAAAGATGAGTTTTATGTAGACACAACATTGCTTTGTATCTTAGAATCTAAAACAACCTTAGATATTAAACCTAATCATATATGCGAGATATACGTTGCTGGAAATACCTATTTAGACATTAAAGTAGGCGAAAACAGCAAGGTATATCTTTTTGTTTATGGGGGAGAACCATTCATAACAGGTGATATAGATAAAGACAAAGTGATAATTAAAAGATATATAGACGAAAAGGAGGTAACCAATGTCTGATTATAAATGCTATATGCGTAGAGTCGATATTCTCGGTGAGCCGGAAAAAGATTTGGAAGTAGATTTCCCCGGTTTGATTTACAAAGAATTTTCTGGTCTTGATTCTTATGGAAAAATAAAATCTGTATATACCGAAGAATTTGCAGAGACAGATGAACTTCAAGTATATCAGAACTCTACTCCTATTAGAGAAAATACTGATTTGACTTTTACATGCATATTTATAGGGAACGATAGAAGAAAGACATATCACTCATTTGTTGATTTTCTAAGCAAAGGAAAAATACAGTATTGGGACAACATTAGAAAACGTAAAGTCACATTTATTTTAATTGAAGCTATTGAACCGTCAGATGACAAATTGTATGGTGGAACTCCATACATTATGGCTTCTTTCAAATTGAAAAATATCAAAGGTCAAACAGATGCATTAGAAATTTAAAACATAAAAAAATGAAAACATTAGAAGAAATTAAAGCTCATTTAAGCATGACTGTTTATGATGAATATTCTAAACAAAAGATCGCAGGTTTTATTATTGGTAAGGAAGTAAAAAAAGGAAGAAATTCTCTTAGTTTAGATTTTGCAACACCTAAGAATTTTGATTATTTTAAAGAATGGTTTGATGACCCATCTAATAATTATTTTCAAAGAAAAGACAGTATTATAAATGATGGGAAAGACGTTTTTGAAGATGAGTTTAAAAATGAGAAGCCCAAATTAAAAGCCAAAGCTTATCAAGATGGTAAATGGTTTGATGTGACATTTGACGAAATCTGTGGACAGTTGAAAATTTTTAATCCTGTAGTATGTGATGGAGTAATACCAGATGATATTCTTGACAAAATATTTAAGGAAATTTCGGGAGAAGAAGAACCAAGATATAAATATATTGGGAAAGAAAGAGAGAACTTAATTAAGCGTAAAGAATTATTAATAGATATTATTGAAGATAATGAGAAAAAAAATAAGGAAATAGCTATAGCTAATCCTTTTATTTCTAAAATGATAAACTTTTTCAATGATAGTTATAAAAAAGAAATAAAAAATATAGACGATAAGCTTCGTGAAACAGTGGATTAAAACATATAGTCCATATATATTAATCGGTATCTGTTTAGTATGGATTGTTACCTCTTTTTTAGCTAACAGGAAACCTCATATTGAAACAGTTCATACAACAGATACCTTTTATATTACTAAATGGGACACATTGATGGTAGAGAAACCGATATATAAATATAAAAAAGTAATAGATACTTTGATTGTTTATGTCAATGACTCAACCAATGTGAATCTTCCTATTGAGGAGAAATATTATTCCGAGACAGGGAAATATGAAGCTTGGATTTCCGGTGTTAATCCAAGCTTGGATAAAATAAATGTATTCAATAAAACAGAATATAAAACCGTAACGAATACTACAACTAATACCGTTTATAAAGATGCTTGGAAAGGATATATCGGAGCTGATATTACAACATTTGATGGGAATGTAATCCCAAGTGTTAATCTCCTGTTTGTTACTCCTAAAAATATAGCTTTTGGAGGAGGCGTAGGAATTTATAAAAATAGTGCTGTATATAAAATAAATTTCAACTATTTAATATTTAAAAAATAATGAGAACTAAAAGCAGAACAGAAGAATCATTGTTGGAGATGCTAATGTATAGTGGCGTTTCATCTCTTCCTGAACCCAACGATAAAGAACAGGTATGGGCTAGGGCGATTGTTAAGATTTTAAGAAAAAATGGACACATGGACTATGCTCTTGCATATCATGATTTTTTCGCATGGAATGAGGTAAATGTAACAAAAACATTGCCGGGATTAGGTATAGCACATGAACTTGTGGAGATATATCCCTATGAATATTTGAAAGATGAATTTATCCCTGCCGTGGAAAATAAAAAGGATATTATAGATTTCATCTCTTCCAGAACATCTGATGATGAAGAATACCTTAATGGCATGACGAATGATGATCTTAAAAAATATTTCTTCAATGTTTGCATTAAAGAACAAATTAGCAGAAATGAATTTAAGAACAACATGAAAAATTATAAGCGTCAGCCTATAACCTTTGAAGAAGATTTAAAAGAAGAAACAAATAAAGAGGAGGAAAATGGACATGAAGAAATTGGAAATGATGGAGAATCAGAAAGAAGAAGCGGTCAAGAAAACAGACAAACAAATAATAGAGGAAGGAAAAGCAAAGCTGAAAAGTAAGCTTGACGAAAAGATAGCATTACTTAAATCCCAATGTAAGGATGCGCATTTCTTCGACTCTATAATGGACGAAATCATATCTTTAAAAGGACAATACGATGTAGTTCCAACTAGGATCTTTGTACGTGAGGAGGATTTACTCGAAGAGCATGATTATGAGTCATTTAAACTTTCTAGGTTTACAACAGGCATTCTTTTTCAAATGACTGGTTATTATATGTTTGTAAAACCGATATGTAGATCTCTATATGGACATTTAGATTTCCTTCTTGAATATAAATCTAAATATGATTCTTTAAGAAAAGAGCGGAAAGATATTTACGATACATTCTTTAATGCAACTATGGATATTCTGTTTACTCCTCCACTTTGCTTTATTGATGATCCTTATTATCTTGATATTGCTACATTTATTTGTAAAAGAAGAAACCAATTATTTGAGGAATTAGGAGATACAAAATTACTTCCTGAAACCGAAGAAGATGATAAATTTATGGAAGAGGTTCAAAGAATGGAAAAACTTAAAGATTCAGTAGATAAATATGTCGAAGAACATGAAGATGGAAGATGATGCAAGACCACATGGACAAGAAGAAATATTGATAGAACCACAACGTATTCCAGATAAAATTAATTATTCTATTTTATCAGGGGAAACATGTTTTTCAAATATTCAGGTTGGCGGAAATCATTACAAAAAATTGGTTATTCAACCTACCGAATATGCATATAAAAATAATTTGGATTTCTTTCAAGGAAATGTAGTCAAATATATTACTCGCTTTAGAGATAAAAATGGTCTTGAAGATTTGAAGAAAGCTAAACATTTTATTGATTTATTAATTCAATTTGAATATGGCGAAGAAGGCGATTCGTGTCAAAACAAGCGCGAAGGTTGTGGGTGCACAAAAGGGAAATGCACCTGCAAAACCTCAATTGAGGTCTAAAGCTCCGGGTTTATTTACCGAGAAAATTGTAATTGCGGTAAATTCCAAGAAAAAGTAATATATTATTTTTTATCTAAAAAGTTTGTATATTTGCGAAATATATATTATATTTGCGAATAAATAATATATTAAAATTATGGAAACAGAAGTAATTATGGAAAGACCGCTTTTTGGTGGCATTGTTAGACAAAAAAGTAAACTTGAATTTTTAAATGCGAATGATTTAGTATCTGTAGGTAATAAATGGAGAATAACACATGATCTTCCTCCTTTCAATTTTAACCAATGGAAAACTTCTAATCAAACAAAAGAATTTATATCTTCTCTTGAAAAGGAGTTTGGTTGTGTTATGATTACAACTAGAGGGCAAAAAGGCGGTACTTGGGTTCATCCTTTTTTATTTATTGATATGGCATTAGCTATTAATCCTTCATTTAAAGTAGAAGTCTATAAATGGATATATGATTGTTTACTTAAATATAGGAATGATAGTGGAGATTCTTATAAAAAAATGGCAGGTGCACTTTATCTAAATACTACTAAAAAATCTACTTTCTCAAAATCAATGAGTGTAGTATGCAAAATGATTCAGGCGGAAGTAGGAGTTTGTGATTGGCAAAAAGCAACAGAATCACAATTAGCATATAGAGATAAAATACATGAATATATATCATTGATGTGTGGCGTTTTCCATAATAACAACAATGAAGCTATTAGAATAGGCATGTTGAAAGCTAGAGAATGGTATAATGAAAAATATAATGGAAAAGCTAATAGTTAGAGCAACCATCTTTGGATTGGCTATCTATATGTTCATTGTATTCTATTTCGCTTGGAATGGGATATTGGTAACATTTGATGGCTATGTGGTATTATTGGATTACTGTTTATACCGATTGGCTTGCGATGAAGGTCGTTATCATTGTAAGTATGCAAGAGCAATACCAATTAACCTCATGTTTACTGATACTATTGCTTGTCTTGATGATACATTCAATATCATGCCAACTGCGGAAATATATCTGTTTATCGTATCAACTACTTGGATTATCAGTATTGCACTTACTGTCTATCTTGGTATTCGCCATTTTAGAAAAGTACGTAGAATTAAAAAACAAAAGGGTAAAATGTAGAATTATTAAATTTATCACATTATATTTTTATTATATGAAAATAAATATTATATTTGCGTATAATTTAAATAATAAGAGTATGAAAACAAATGTGACAATGGAGTCTAAAGATCGAGAGTTATTTGGAGTTACGATTAGGCAAGATACAAAAAATCAGTTCTTGTCTGTAACTGATTTACAAGAAGCTTATACTCGTGCTAGGATTCAAAAAGGATGGAATGAAAAAAGAATAGAAAATATTCTATCCAATATGGAATCGTCAGAGCGAATATATTATATTCTTGAAAAACAGGGCATTATAAAAACAGGATTTCCTGCTTTTATGAAAGAGGTAAAAAACACGTCTCTTGTCAAAGTAATGAAGAAGTACGGTGTATATAAGAATGTTGGTGCAAGAAGTAATAGACATGTTTCATGTAATCCTTATATATGGGTGCTTTTGGCTTTGGAATTGAATCCTGAAATTTATGCTACTGTCGTAATGTGGTTAACGGATAATCTTATTATTAATCGCATTGAAGCTGGTGACAAATATAATGATTTATGTCGGTCAGCGTCTAAATTTAATGATGTTGATTATAGAACTATTGCAAAAGGTTTAAACTATATAGTGTTTAATATCCATGAAACAATGATTAGAAACAAAGCTAACCAAGAGCAATTGAAAGAACTAGACGATTTACAGAAATCTTTAGCTTTTGCGATAGATATGGGTTATATAGCCTCATTCCCTTCTTTAGTTTCTGAAATGAGAAAATTATATTGTAAAAAATGGGGAAAGTAATATATTTCTTTTTCTATAAAAACAATTATATTTGATGAAATATGTTATATTTTTCAAAAAAAATAATATAAAACTATGGTAACGAAGAATAACAATAAGATTAGTAAAATAAAAGCAGACGCATACGATCTTTTAAAAGAAGAGGTAAGTAAACTTAGTGGATTGAAGAAGATATTGTTTGATACAGTATTTTCACGTCTGTTAGATATACTTTCAGAGGATTTCAGCGAGAATGATGTGGCGCAAGCAATTAATAGTATTGAAAAAGTAAATAGTGAATATGTTCGAGAAGATGATTTCCTTAATTACGATGGCGCAATGCAACTATTGGGTTATTCTTCTAATAGAGTTGGTTTCTCTAATTTAATGAAGAAGCATGGAATTAAGCAGCAAGTTTTTAGGAATCAAAAAGTAGGATTTAAAAAGTCCGAAATCCTAGCCTTAAAATCAGAGCTAGAAGCGGAACAAAAAGCTAAGAAAGCAAAGGAGAAACCTTATAAGCAAAATAAGGCAGTGAATAAGAAACCAAGGCTATCCAATATGGAGAAGATGTACTAAATGAAAGGGAGCTTAATTGCTCCCTTTGTTGTCACCCTAACCATTTTAATTCAAAAGCAAAATCACCATCATTAACAGTTGAATCATCTGATAGCCATACATCAAAGCCGTTAGTAATCCATCCTTTAAAAGTTGCTTTAATTGGTGCATCTGTGGCTCCAGTAACTATACTAAAACCTATTCCCGTCAACATAACGTATGCATTTGTAGCACTTATATTAAGACTTTTCCATGAAGTAGGAAAGTTAATTCTATAAACACCTTCTCCTATTCGAGTAGCAGCAGGAAAGGTACTTCCATCAAAAGTTTTTATAGCTTTATAAGTAGGGGTATTTCCACCCCACACAACGCCATAGGCAATTAATGAAGGTAAAAGTCCCCAATGACCATTTATTTTAGAGTAAGACCCCGATGTATCTATTTTCAGCCCTGAAAAATCATTCATAACTCCAAAAAATAGATTTTTAATATTAAGCGATGGATTAGGTTGTTTATTTATTGCATAAAAAAGATTGTTTGTAGAAGAACCTAATACAATACCATTAGCAAATAAACTAGCTAAATAAGAATCAATAACAAATTCAACATTTAAAGAGCTAATTGAAAAACTGGTGACAGATCTGTCTTTTAATATAAGGAATCTAAGAGTATGATAACCTTTTTCTATAGTAGTAGTATTTCTTACAACAAAAGTTCCTGTTCCCGTAACATCTACATTAAATGATGCTATAACACTGCTATTCTGATAGTTGCTATAAGAAGAATCTGAAAAATTATCAAGATATAAAGTTCCTGAAATGTTACCCGAAGCTGAACTTTCTGAATATTGTGAATAATTATAATTAAATTCTACGGAAAGATTCATCAATGTATTAGTATAAAACCCTTCTGTAACAGTCATTTCCGCTCTTGTAACTGTTGCTACAATAGAAAATGGGATATTCTTGACAGTTATAGTTGGAGGAGTACCACCAAAAAAATCGCTTATATCATTTCTATTAGAACCTTCGATAGAAAGGACATTATTATTACTATCATCAAAAACTTTAATATCTTGACTAACAGGGCTTATTACTATTCTTTTCCCATCTTTGTTCCCAATAATATTTTCGCCAGCTTCGGTAACTTCCCAAACATTATTTTCATCTATCTGCAACAAAATAGTCCCTGAAAATTTAGGAGAACCATCTTTAGTCCATGAGAATTTTCCTCTAGCGAAATATCCTGAACCATCAGGATTAATCTCATATACTATATCATTGTTTTCATCAACAGATATTATTTTCCCATTTACGCTGTAAAATCCTCTATCACCGTCAGTACCGGGTAAATTTCCTCCTATACGAACTTTTATAGCATTAGACCAATCTTTAGAATACATATTGGTCATAAGATCTATAGCAGGTTCATCCTCATCTACATGGAGATAAAGGGCAGAATGTCTGTTTTTATATTTATCTTGGTGTGATGCATTCCCAAATTGAACAATTTCATCTCCTGCTTGTGGAGCATTTAATACTTCACCCGTTTCTGCATCTGAATCAAACTCGGTTATAGGAATATTAATATAGTATTGAAAGACACTTCCAACTTGAACCAAGTATTGTCTATTGCCTTTTAAACATTGTACAAAATCATATTCTACAATAGAATTTGATTCATCGTCTATTTCCAAGCGGTAACATTGTTCTTGGGTGATAATTTCCTCTCCATCATTTTCCCTATATACGTCTGCTTCAATTGTCGTTACAGCCTTTATTTTAGCGTGACCTTGACTTATTGTTTGTCCTCCTCTAATGGAAGTTATTTGTGATATGATATGTTCAAAGGTCGTGAATGATTTGCGAACAAGAAGCTCATCTATTTCAAGTCTCCAAAGATTACTTTTCTTCCACAATTTCCATCCGTACCCATTGAATCCGGAAAGAAAATCTTCAACCATAATGGCTGCACCGTCTTTTAGTTTTTTACCTGTGTCCCTTATGGAACACAGGAATCCTGAAAATTTACCATTTGATAGAATTGCCATATTATTTTCTAGTTTTGATTATAAACTTCATCCATGCATAATAATGGCTGTTTTCAAGATAATTGTTATCTTTTTCAGCCAATCGAGCTTCTTGTTCAAATGACACCTCACGATATGCAGTATGTTGTTTGTTGTCACCCGAAGCAAATAATCCCATAATTCTTCTTATGCAATATTCTAAACCATACCATAAATAGAATACAATCGGAGAAATAGCAAGATACCATGCAGAATAATCAAATATTAGCATTCCAAGCCATATAAATAATCCTCCTGCTACAGTAAGTTCAATCCACTGTCTGGCATGAGTACATTCATGGTTTATAGTCTCTTGCATCAATGTTTTGTATTTTGTAAATACCCAAGCAAGAAGTGTAATAGTTGAATATCCATTAAATAAAATAGTCTTAGCTATTTTGGAATCATAAAATATTTTTTTCATTGTAATTAAATTTTATTTTAGTTGGATAATTTAAAGTATAATCGTAATTATCAATTTCATCTATATCTGTCATAGCCTTAACATTAGCTATATGTTTTTGTGTTACACTATTACAAGTATCAGCGTATATCTCCACATCATCTAACATGTCTAATATAAAATCAACAGGGAGAACATACTCTTTCTGATTATACCAAATACTTGATGTTTTAATGTTTCTGCTCTTTTTAATCGCAACAGCATTCATTATGGAAGTTCGTAAATCTTTGCTTAACCAAATACTATCTCCATTGAGCAAGAAACTATTTACATATTCAGATTTATCGTACCTCTGAATATTGTATAATGTATGCTCTTTTACTTCTTCTAAAGTAAATATGTGTTCTTGAAGGATAGGACGACCATTTACATCTTCTACTATCTCCTTTCCATCGCTTTGCCCATCAAGTAATGATTGCCAATATTCGTCTGTTATTTCTACCGAACCCTCTATTGGTTCATCGTAAAATCCTTGCTTCCAGTATTTCATGTCTTTTTTTTTGTAAATTTAATAATTAATTTTCAAATCTATCTCAAAACGGTTATCAAAAGTTATAATGAAATTTGTAAAATCAGCGTGGTGTAACTTTAGTGATTACTGCCTTTATTATAAAATCTATACAGTATGGGACTATTGCCGGAGAAGCTTATAATTGGATTGCAATAGGTCGTTGGAAATAGCTACTTCCATCTGCCAATAGCAAACCAGTCCCATGATTCATGTGATAATCCAGTACTCCCTCCAGAGGCGTAATTTCTATTAATACAAAATCGGCTAACTGTTTTAGTTGAATCATCAATAGGTGATGCGGAATATATCGCAGAGTCACTTCTAGGTTTGTATACAGTTGCAAATATTTTATATTCAGTATTATAAAAAGATGTAGGCATAGTCACACTATACGAAGTTGTAGATGAACCTCCAACTCTTCCCCACTGAATCATCAGCCCATTATTGAACTTTTGATAACCGTTTTGAGAGAAATTATGCGCTGAATCCCAATCTAAGCCGCTTCCACCACCTCCACCACTACTTCCTATCTCTGCATCCACAAATGCATTACTAGAATTTAGCCTGTAATATTTATCATTTTTTACATATACTAGCATTCCTTCTTTTCTTCTTGCAGCAGGAATAGCATTCATCTCGCTTACACTATCTACTGTTCTATATCCTCCTACACCATATTTTTCGTCATGAGTAGCATATTCGTCTGAATCAGTATAGGGAACTATTTTAGATGCAACATTTGTACCTTTGATTTCTGCCATAAGATTATATTTTGGAGAGAGAGCGATTTTGCCCCCCCCCCGTTTGTAAATAATTATTTAAATCCTACAGAGAGGACTCCTGTCTGAATATTCGCTAGTCGCATAATTGAGTATGTAGCACTTCCTCCTGATGCATTGGTTACAGTAGCACTTGTAGTAACGACATCTGTGTTTTTTAGTCCTCCTACCCAAAATTCGGGAGTTCCTAATGAAGATGGTATTACATAATAGACATACTTTCCGCCCGTACAGTCAAAAGTAGTTGCGCCCATAGCTTTTGAATCAGCCCATGTACTTCCTGCTAATGCAATAACTTGGGAAGAAGTTAGAGAAGCACTAGTTGATGTACCCCAATACTTTTTATATTTAAAAGTATAATTTACAGTTTTTGTAGCATTTTGTGAACCGTAGGTAGCCTTAACCGCAACAGAAGTATTAGATGATATATTTGTTGATGGTGTCCAAGTTTTTTTATCAGAACTTAGCGAACCTGTCACACTTCCTGATGCTGTTACTGTTATTGTCGAACTAGAAGTGACATCTGTTCCTTTTCTGGTTACAATTATACCTATTGCATTTTTATTGCTTGACCCTACTTCAAAAGTACCTCCGCCACTAGCAGTTAACGATAGAGGGAATGTAGCTAATTCTATCTCTTGCAGGGTCTTGTACATATCTGCTGTCATAACACCTGCATTGCTGGCATCAGCAGCAGGAATTATTTGATTAACTGTTTTGTCTACTAAGTTAAAATCATATCCTGAAGTTGATAAATTCACCTTAGTTCTATTTCTTGAAACAATAATAGATTGGATAAACTCTTTCCCTTCTTTATTAATAAAGAAATCACGTGCATCTTGTGTTCCTGTTAGATTAGTACCGCTACCAAAATTTGTGTAAAGCGTATTACCATAATCACCTCTGAAAGCTGTAGAAGAGGTAGTGCCAAGAGCTACGCCTGAACCGTCTCCTACAGCAACCATTGTGGCTCCCGTCCAACGATAGGATTTATTCTCTGTGATATTAATATATATTTTATCACCGCCTTCTACCGCAGTTTCGACACCAGTTGTTGCACTTGTTGCAGTAAAAATTTTCTTAGTTGTCGTATTGTAAAACTTTTGTCCGATTCGCATATTGGAACTCGGATTTGTTGTTACAAAAGACTGCAACATATCAACATTGTCATATCCTGCCGGAAGTTGAGATGCTGGAATTTTACCACCAGAATCAAGACTTGCAACGCCATTTGCCGCACCTTTATTACCTATGCCGTTCTTCCATGTTTCAAGAGTAGTAACTCTTCCTGAAACGGAATTTATACTTCCATTTATCGCAGTTCTCTGTGATTTGACATAAGTGACTGTAGCAGCTACAGATGGAATGGCATCATGTGCTGTTTCTGTTCCATCAATACTAGTATCTATTTTAGATTTTGGGATAGCCGCATTTGCTATATTATAAGCTTGAACAGCACGGTCTTGTGCGCTCTGTATTGCTATTGATATATTTGTAGCGGTTGTATGTAATAGCTTTGTACTAGGAACTCTTGTATCTGATGCGCTACTGTCCAAAGTTGTATCAATATAGCTTTTAGGAATGGCTGCGTTAGCCGTAGTTCTTATAGGTGAAATAGTACTCTCTATCGCCTTTGATGAAGCCGGATTGTTACTTGTTGCGTTCCATACTGTATCAACAGTAATAATAGGAATATTTTCTATTTTACTATAAATATCATCAAATTTTGCCGCATGTTCATTTATTCTTGTAGTAATAACCTTGTTCTGTACGGGGTTAGTACTATTAATATCAAACATTGCGTCTACTAACATTGTACCTTTCGGTAACCATTCAGTCCATGCACTCCCATTCCAATAATAATGTAGTCCTGTTTCATTTACACGAACAACCATACCTTTGGTTTTTCTCTCCGTAGATATTGCGTCCCGTAGAGCTATAGTCTCTACACTCCTAAAACCACCTTTCCCATACTCCGCATCATGTGTTGCGTATTTATCAGCATCGGTGAATGGTACTACTATCGCAGCGACCTGCGTTCCTTTTAATTCTGCCATTTGTTTTTTTATTTAAAATTATATGCAAATATAACAATTATTTGTATATTTGCGATATGAAAATAGTTAATCGTACATATCGCTTTAGAATATACCCAAATTCCTTCCAAATAGAATTATTGGCAAAGCATTTTGGCTGTACTCGTTTTGTGTATAATTATTTTCTCAATCAGCGACAAGAGCAATATAGAGAGAAAGGAACAAGTGATAACTACTATGCACAGGCAAAGGTTCTCACAGAACTCAAAAAGCAAGAGAAAACATCTTGGCTAAAGGAAGTTAATTCCCAAACTCTACAATTTGCTCTACGAAATCTTGAAACTGCATATACAAACTTTTTCCAAAAGAGAACATCATTTCCTCGTTTTCATTCAAAGAAAGGCAAGAATACTTTTACTGTTCCTCAATCTGCAACTATTGAAGATGGTAAGTTGTGGCTACCTAAATTCAAGAGTGGAATAACAATTCGTTTACATAGAGAAATAAAAGGAAGGATGGGCAAGGTTAGTTTAACCAAAACTCCTACAGGTAAGTATTTTGTATCAATATTCACAACAGAAGAATATCAAGAAATTGCGCCTACCACTAAGGCTATTGGTGTGGATTTGGGATTGAAAGACCTATTGATAACTTCTGATGGAGAAGTATTCAAGAATAATAGATATACCAAGAAATATGAACGCAAACTTGCAATAGCACAAAGCCATCTTTCAAGAAAGAAGAAAGGTAGCAATGAGTACGAAAAACAAAGACTCAAAGTTGCTAAACTTCACGAGAAAGTTTCTAATTGCAGACAAGACTATTTGCATAAGTGTTCGTATTCTATAATCAAGAACTATGATGTAATTTGTATCGAAGACCTAAATGTGAAAGGTATGATGAGAAATCATAAACTTGCCAAATCCATTGCAGATGCAAGTTGGGGCTCTTTTGTAACTATGCTTACATATAAGGCTGCTTGGAATAACAAACAAGTAGTTAAGATTGATAGGTTCTTCCCATCCTCTCAAACTTGCAATGTTTGTGGCTATCGTAATAGCGAAACAAAAAACTTGAAGGTAAGAGAATGGGATTGCCCTTCTTGTGGAACACATCATAACAGAGATGTAAATGCTGCTATCAATATCCTTAAATTAGGATTAAATAATATATCGGCAGGAGCTGTCGATTACACCGATGGAGAAGATGTTAGACCTAATCTTTTGAAAGGGCAGTCCTCTGTGAAGTCGGAAGCTCACAAGTAAAAAAAGTGAGCAGCTCACTTAAATTCAACTTCTAAAATACCCGTCTGAATATTATTTAGACGCATTACTTTGTATGTTTCAGTTACATTTTTACCATTTGTTATTTCCATATCATAGACAATAACATCGGTATTCTTGAAACCGTTTATCCAAAAACTAACGCCTTCTCCATAAATATCAAACGGTATAATGTAATAAATATATTTCCCACCTGTACAATCAAAAGTCGTTTTCCCCATAGTACGACTAGCCCATCCGTTATTCATTAACATCACATCACCATTGGTCAATTCAGTTACAGAAGATGCGCCCCAATACTTTTTCAAAGAAAAAATATAGTTTGCTGTTTTTTCAATAGATTGGCTTCCGTAAGTACAAATCACTTTATAATTTTTATCTGTAGTAATTGTAGTAGGAGACGAATATTTGGATTTCTCCTCATTAACTCCTTCCGTGCTCCCATTTACGGTTGCAGTTGTTGGTACAACTTCTTCATCTTTATATAAAATAGACCAAAAAATATACGGAGTAACAACTGATCCCTTTTCAAAAGTTCCTCCGCCAACAAAAGTATCGAACGAAATTTTAAACACCTCGTCCATTAATTCATTTATATTCATAGTTACAACTTTATTTTGCACTGCATTTGTTGAATTTAAATCCAAGTGGTCGTCTATTGTTATGCTACCACCGCCACCTGTCGGTATGTTAACTGTAATTGGTGCAGAACCATCATATATAGCTTGTATTGCACCTGTAAAAGTAAGAGCATTAGGATTAGGAAGTTTTGTCGGTGTGTCGGGAACTTTAATCCACTCTTTGTTTTTACGACCATATAAGATGTCATTGCTTGGAGCATCAGTTATGCCTTCTGTCATACTCTTTCTTTCCTGCGTCCATTCCGTAGAACCAACTTTTTTTACAAGTACAACATCTTCTGTAGCAATTTCATCTACAATAGGATTGACATTATATAAACTACCAAGAGTTTGAGGAGTTTCTACAGCTTTGATAATCCCGGGATCTTCCTGTATAAAATCTCCGTTACCCTCTTGAATGTTATCTATGCCACCTTCACGCAGGAAATCGGTAGCTCCCTCCTCGCTATTCCCAGTAACATAAATCCCGTCTTTAAATATTATATGTCCGCTAGCTGAATCATCAACATCTTTTCTAATAAAGTATTTCAGTCCCATCTTTAAAAAGTCGATAGAACCGATAGACGACATAATATCCTGTTTTACAGCATCAATAGATTTTTGGACATTACCTTTACGTATCGTTATGGTATCGGATAATTCTACCGTAATTTCAGGAAGAGGGTCTGTCTCATTTACTTTATATGTATATTGACTGATATACAGTTCATGCAGCTTGTTGTTATACTCTATCTGCAATCGTGCATTAGCATCAATCTGTGAAAGCATTTCAGGATATTCAGCAAAGAATATACGCTTAAAGTTAATAGAGAAGTTGAATTTTTCACTATTATTGGCAGCCATATACTTAATGATAGCTTCTTTAAGCTCATTCTCTGCATTAAGGATATATTGTTTAGGCAAATCAATATGTAACAGAACAAACGAATCTCCTGATTTAGGCTTATAGTTGCGGTTGTTAGATGGCATTACAACTCCGAATGTATCATCATCTTTGCTTACCCTAATCCATACCTCATTTGTGGTTGTATCTTGTTGTTGAGGCTGAATATTTGCCTCATCCCATTTATCATCCTCACTACCTGTTACAATATTGCCATTAGAATCCACTTGTACAGGATTCTTGAATATTGTGATATTATTGTCTTTATCTTCTACTTCTAATACGGATATGACAAAATTACAAGCAGCACAATTACCACTCGTCATTGAGATGGTCATATCACTACCTACGATAGCTTGGTCAAAGAGATTAAAGCCATAATCCCCATCAAATTTTCTTAGCTTTATGTAGAAATATTTATGTTCGTATTCATTTGTGTTAGGGTCTATTTCATCGTTATCATCATCATCAAAAGCTACATCTAATATTTCTCCTATTTTATATCCTGCTGCATTTTCAATACCTTTAATAGTTGGCTTGATATAGTCAAAGGAAACAATCATTTCCTTAGGATTACCTTCCGTATAAGGGTTCTCGAAGTAGTAGTAGCTTTCTGTATCAGGATTTATATAGGTTTGGTTTTTTGCGTCATAGAATCGTTCTGCACCAAACGTATCTCTGTATATAGATGGCAATAGATTAGGAGAAGTAATCATATAATTTCCTTCAACTTGCTTTTGAATAAAGTAATCTCCAATAGTCGGTGTTTTAGTAATATATATACCAATATTACTAAGACTAACAGTGTTATCTTTATAACTCCATAAGTTATATTCTGCTGTTGATTCTCTACTTATTTCAAGAAAAGCTTTTTGATTTCCATATATATGATAATCACTAACATTTACTAAAGTAGAATAAGAACCTACTATTTTTAATTTATTTGTTCCTTCATTAAGATTAAACGATACTGTCGTTTCAGAGGTTTGGTCAGCTTTAATTAAAACCCAATCTGTATCTGATTCATTTCTTTTATATAAAGAAAATGAAGCAAAATCCATTTTTCTTTCAGCTTGCTTTTCTCCAAATAGAATACCGCCCTTTTGTATATAGGAATATTTTAAGTTAGCCCATAATTTTAAAGTTAAATAAATAGTAGCTTCATCAGATAAATCTATTATTGCATAATAATCATAAGACGTTTTAAACCTTTTAAAATTAGCTGTAACTCCATCACTAATAGTTGGAACAGTCTCTACCGCTTGTGTATAAGGATATTGTTCATTTAAATTAATGTATAATTGAGTAGTAATAGGAAGCTTAGTTTTTTTAAATTCAACCTTTTCTTCCAATGAAACCTTCTCTTTATATAAATCGTTATTTACGACTTGTATGTCTTCTGTTTTAATTGAGATATTATCTTCTCCGGCAACAGCCCTGACATCTCCTTTTCTTGTATCATTTGGATAGTAATAAGGAATATTTTCAGTACTACCGATACCTGTACAGCGATTAACTATTTTATAGTTGGCGTTTGTTTTTGTTATTGTCAGTAGTTCCCTATCATAACCGTATTTAAATGTATGAGTAATAGCATTATTAGTAAATCCGATATGGATTACCTTACCGACAAAATAATAAGGTAGTTCATAAACATTAAATACTTCTTGTAGAACTTCACTAAAATACTTGTCCTCAAACGACATTAGTTTAGCTTCGGAGGATATACCTTCGTCAATTACAACAGAATAACCTACTCCACTGTATTGTAAAGAGTAATTCAATCTTGTTGCAAACTCTGCAATATCTCCAAAGAAGGTGAACTTTGTACTATTGCTGACAAATTGGTCTACATCACCTGCATCAGGAGATACTACATCAAAGAAATAAGTATTATCCAGTTTAGTTCTATCGGATTTAAATACAAGCTCATGTTTATATCTTAAATCTGTATTTGACTTAGATGAAGTAGGTGTATCTAAAATCCAATATCTTTCTCCCCTAAATTCCACAAATTCCCTCTGCGTCCATTCATCATCCAAGCACTTAGGATACATGAGACTGCTACTTATATTTACGCTACCCATTCTTCCCTCGGTGAATGTATAACTACTAAGGGCAGCTTGCGTTCCATCTTTAGGGAAAGATATAACGCCTAATTCCTCATCATCAGTATATATAAGTAACTTTTCTACCATTATATTTGCTATTTTAAAATAAAGCCGTATATTTGTATGTGTTTATTATATGGCTTTGGATAAGGACATTTTTTCCCACTACGTTTATCGACATTTGCGTAGTGGGGTTCTTTATTCTTTATTATTTTCTTTCATGGATTGGTGCAACGCTTCTACCTTTTTAATTATTAGCTCTTCGGCTCGGTCTACGAAATCAGATACGGGACACACTGCATCTTTTGGTAAATGGGAACATTTAACCCATTGTTGAATAGCTTTCTGTAATACAGAATTGGTTATTTCTATTTCACCTAATCTTCGTTCCAATTTTTGCCTTTCTTGTGCAGCCTCTAGCTTGTCCTCTTCTCTCTCTTTCTTTATAGTTTCTATTATTTCACGAAGAGTTTTTACCTCGTAGGATATTTTTTCAGGACGTGCTTTATAGAAAGCTATCAATACTGTCAATATTCCCCCACTTCCCCCTATAGCTAATGTTAATTGTATAATATTTGACCAATCCATTATTTCTATATTTCTTTGTTAATATTTATACAAAGATAATAATATTTTTTATAATACGGTATTTTTTGTACTCTTTCTTGTTTTAGAAGAAGTAGTTTTCACCGTTAGAGATTCAAGAATAGATTCGCCTAAAACAGAATTATCTTGACTAGTCCATTCGCTACTTTGCAATAAAGTATTTAGGGCATCTCCTTCATAAGTAGGATATGGATATATTGGTTCAACAGGAGTATCTTCTCCTAGTTCAGGAAGAGTTACAGCAAGAGGGAAAAGTAATTCGTAATTTGCGACTTTCATTAATACAGATTCCCCATCTGTGCTTACTCTAGGTACTAAATGCAACTCATTTAACGTCTCTTGTGGAACTTCGTCTAAAACGGATTTTGGTAATACAATATATTTCATCTTATTTTATAATTAAGTAAATAATTAAACAAACAATATCAATCAGTATAGGATATGTCATACCCGCAAGAATATCTAGCCAATCAAACAAAGAGCCATGTTCCTTGTCTTTATATTCAGCTGACATCATAGAAGCTACTGTAGCTCCTGTAGCGATAACAGCATTAGGAATAAGTTCTATCCCTAATGCAAAACCTACTACAAAAAAAGTACAATAGATGATAGCACCCACGTATGAGTGCTTATCTCTATTGCTTTCTTTATACCAAGCTTTTATTTTTTCAATTAACTTTTTCATTTTATTGTATAAATATTGGGTTATTTAAATCAATTATCTCGTTCAAATTCGCTGTGGGGAATGTAATTTATTTCATAATCAAATCTAAACAGATATTGTATATTATAAGATTTGTCTGGAAGTTTACAACGTGCGTAAGAATTGCTCAATAAATGTGCTTTCGTACTCATAAGCTTCAGAGTTAGGATGCTGGTTCGTTGAGCTTATCCTTTGAGCATTTAATCTTGCATTCTTTGCCGCATCGCATATTGCCGGATTTGTGCTGCGCAACATCATAGGAGTACGCTCGTCACCATTTAGGTCAATATATGGGATTCCCCATTTATTTGCAATTTCTATCTCTGCTTGACGATACTCGTCAAGTCCCAAGCCATTAGAAACAATTATGCCAATATGAGCAAATGGGCGATTTATGATTAACCAATTAAGCACTGTGTTCCATGCACCATAAAATGATGTTATCTCTGTGCTATCAATAGTTCCCTTATCTGCTATTACATTTACACCGTAACTCTCGTCATCATCCCTGATACCAATAAGATGCGTGTCATTTATTCCAAGATAAATGGTGATATAGTTTACGTCTTCGTCAATTTGCTTGTACAAAGCGAGCGGCCGGTCTTCTCCTTCGTAGGTCAGATAGTTACGACTTGCATTATAAGACCAATCTGATTCTGCATTTTTGGGGCGAGGAGTGCAGATAGTGCGCCCACCCTCAAATAAACGCTGGATGTCCATTTCGTTACGTCGCCCAATAATATACGGATAACTCTTATTCTCTCCCTCATATATACCATCTTCAAAAACCCCAACTCCTCCACCAACAGTAAACGAATCACCAATAACAGCCCATTTTTTACCCCTTAAAATATTATCAGAAAATGAGAGTTTTTGTGACGTGATACTATTGTCTTTTATGCAGACTTCTTTTAATAAGGCACTTTTTTTGCCTATGCGAAAAGTACAGTTTTTGTCGTCAGTATTTCTGTAATTAAATCCAATATGAGAAACACCTTCTGGTATCTCAATTTCATAGTTTGACAACTTGCCAGCTACTTCTGCTATCACATCTCTTGACCAAACACCATCTACGAAAAAGTTTACAATTACCTTGCCGTCAGAAAAAGCCTGTATATTTTCAAATTTTGCTGTTATTGCGCCAGTAGGAATCTCTACTTTTGAATGCAACACAGAAGAAGAACTAGAATTGGATACATGTCCATTTGCTGCATAATAACCACCCTCCGTCACCAAAACTGGAGACTCATAATAATCTAAATAGCCTTCGTCAAATGTCTCGTTAAAGTTTCCATCAATCGCAGCAGCTAAAGTGCCCCACGATTGTTCATTGTCTTTTGCTATATCAAATATCTTTTCCATAATATCATTCGTTTTTAATTAATGTTTCATTTGAAATTAAAGTTGAGTTGCTTAACATTGTCAAGTAACTGGAGATAACAAGGTTTATCTTTTGAGGAGATTTGACTACCTTTCCCGTAATCTCGTAAACGCCATTATCACCATATATGGATATGTCGCTGATAGCATTGCACGACACCTCCATTAGCTTATCAGAGGTATTTGGCAACGTTACAGTGATGGTAACCATGCTATCTACAGAGATATATTCTCCGGGATTAACAGAATAGGAAATGGAAGAATAAGGTAGATTACTCTTCACTATCGGTCTGAACTCCACCATATCCGGATACAGCGTACCCAGCTTATGCTTCTTCAACTGGCGCTCTATCAAGAACTCGGACATACTATAAGGGAAGGACATGAGAGAGTAGATAGCTCCGTTGAAGAAACGAGAATCATTATCTCGAATCGTGCCTAACCACATATCAGTTCCATCTTCTGCTGCACCTGCTGTTATAGATTGCCCGCAATAAGAGTATTTAGATAAATAAGATATACTTCTAGTAGAAATAAAATTTAGACCAGAAGTAGCTTGACCAAAACTATAAACGCTATTTCCGGCAGTTTCCACAAATGCCCCCGGATTATTCTTTGACGATATAGCTCCAATATTAGCAAATATTTCTCTATCGGTTACTACCGTATAATCCTTGTAAACAGGCATCCCTGTCACCTTACCGAAGTCATTGATACCGTCAAGGCATAGACCACCTGCGTGGGAAGGAATTTGGGTGATGGTAACACTATTACCCATACCCGGATTACCAAAACCACAAAATCGACCAGATCCACTATACAAAGTGTTATGTGAAGCTGGTAATATATTCACCCCATCTACAATTTTAACTGATTTAGGCGACCCAGTTTCATCAATATAGCTATAATCAATATCAGCTCCTGTTTTAATAACCTTAAACGAAGGAATGTCTGGATATTCTTTACTCCCTACGCTATAATACAGTAGCATAATATGACTTATAGCATTTTTACAATCTATCTTACTACTCGTTATAGTTGAATTACTACTGTTCCATATACTAGAATCGAGAAAATCAACCTCATACTTCCCAATACCTGAATCCCCCTTCCAAGCAATATTGTTCAACTGAATATCCCTACCGTTGCCTGAAAAGTCAATCAGCTTGTCGCCAAACTCTGCGTGGTTCTCGTTGGTGATGCCCTGCTTAGCAATATTGCAATAGATGTCAGATTTGAGCGTTCTATCCAAGTTGAAGTAAGCGATTACTTGGTTGATTTGGTCGGTAGTAAGTACCTTGTTGGCGATGATTGTCCAGTACCAAGCGACAGAGCTAAAATCACCAGTATTATTACCGTCATTATACGAATATCCTTGAACGCTAAAATTACCATTGATTATGGAGTCTCTATTGTCGCCATTAGACGTATAATCATTCTTATCACCTAATATATTATTTACAACTGACAAAGCCATTAAGTCAGAAGAAGTATATCCATATATTCCAGTCTTGTCGTAGTTATTCACGATATTACGGAAATAGCCATTGGCACTACCTCTTATATAATTGGTAAAAGATACATTATTAGATGAATCTTTAACCTGATGAATCATACTCACCACCGTAATCTCATTACTTCCTCCCAGCATCTCCTGCACGGTCTTGGTGGAAGTAATCAGGTCGTCGATTCCGTCGGTGACGAAGGCACCATAGTAAGGACTATCTTTATCTGCGTAGCCACTTCCTTCAGTGTAAGCTGCGTTGCTAATCACAAACGGATTGTCAGGGTCCACCAAGTTCTTGACTATGGCTCTATCAGAATAATTATTGGTTTTACCATAAGCAGAAGCAACAACACGTAATGAATCTAATACGTCTTTTTCAATGTAGGGCTTACTAGTAGCCCTACAGTATTGATTTGGTATACCAAAATCAATACCAATGCCTATACCTTTAGCCCCACCAATCATTGTATATAACCTATAAATATTCTATAATTTGAAAGCATATCATCTGTAACAACAATGTTGTTTAATGCAATAGGATTCCAAACGCAAGTTAACAGAGGCAAAGCTAAATTTTCTTTCTTACTCTGATATGTAGGTAGACCATCTACAATAATCACATTGCTAGCATCCTCTGATTTCGGATATAAGAAAACATAGTAAGGTTTTATATCAATAAATGTTTCTACCTTTTCTAATTCTATAATGTTGTTTATGATATTCGTGTACATAGTTATTCCTCCTTTTTATTATTATTATTATCTTGTTCTGAATATTTTTGAGATATTATCAATGCCTGTTCCTGTTGGTATAGTTGCTCATCTATTTTATTTTGCTTTTCTTTTTCAAGTCTAGCTTTCTCATCCGGTTTTGCGTCAGGGTTCATTTCACTGGCAGTTTCAACAGAAAGAAATCCTGATGTAACTCCTGTTTGTAATCTTGTTACAATATCAGTTTCAGATTGAGGTCTATATACTTTGAATTTAGCGTTAATATGTAAGTTGTCGAAATCCGTAATAGCACTGGGTTGAATTTGTGAGACTACAAGTTCTTTTGCTAATCCTTGTTTGAATAGACGAACCATTTTATCCGCAACATTTTGCCATTCTATTACACCTTTTGATGCATTCTCAATATCCATTGATTGAGTAAGCATTATAGCAACACCTGATATATCTCCTGTTGTCTTTACATCTTTAGGGAGCAAGAACGTTGTACTGGAATTTTTCTGTATAGTTTCCTCCATTAACTGCAAAGTATCTATCGTTCCCTGTGGTGATGGTGGAGTTAAAAATTTAGCATCATCCGTATTTGCTTCTTGACTATATGATGTTTTTTTACTGTTTAAGATAACTGAACCTGCTATCTTCTTTCCATTGTTTTCAAAATCTCCTTTTATATATAATATTCCCCATCCATGTCTCTTTTGAATTACAAGGAAGATATTGTATAATATTTCATAAGCCTCAATAACACTTTGAGCATTTTCCCATGCGACCTTTCCTCTTTTAGTTATTAAAGGGATTTCTGTAAAACCATGAGCCTTTGGTGCTAGACGTCTCCATCCATTATCATCTACGTTAGTATTATCTCTTATCATGCGATAAAAATAAGTATCATCGTATGAATCAATATATTCTACATCATCAATCTTATAATAAACGCTTTCTAATATACGGTCGCCATTATCATCGTCATGCGGACATAAGACATAGCCATCCATATAGGATAATATACGGGATTTTATTCTATTGTTTTTATCAAAATAATATAAAAGTCCTACATCACCAACTGATTTTTGAACGTCAACCATTTTGGTTTTCATTCCGTCTTGGTTTCTTAAATCCCAATACTGTTTAAAGGTAACAAAGTCAGCTCTTTGTTTTTCATCAGGATTGGCATCCATAAGAGTAAAAGACATTGGAAGTCCGCATAAATGTTGTACCTGCTTGTCTTTAATATTTTGTTGGAAAGAAACCGCCATTTTCTTATATTGAACCTCAACAAAGCCACCATTATCAAGTTTCATCGTAATAGAAGGTATGTTCTGATCGTATAAAACCTTATGGTTTTCAGGCTCTAATTCCATCAAATACTCATCTTGCGTAATAACACGTTTTTTTAATTGAGGAAGAGTAACCGAAATCATATCTGTAAATCCGGCTCTTTTCAAATAATTATTCAGTGTATTGTTACATACACACGATGTATCATAACCTCGAAAAAAAGGTTTCTTTTGTAGTATCTTTTCAGGGTTATTCAATAATTCTTGTACTTGTTCTGAAATTTCACTCATTGTCTTTTTCTACTAGGTTATATTTTTTCATTAAATCTTCTTTTGTGGGGACTGAAATTTCTCGCCCACAATATTCGCATATAGAATTGAATTTTTGATTGACAATGATAAATTGCATAATATCTTCATTGCCCGAATCCAATTTGTTATCAAGTTTATTGCGTAAATCAGCTTGCATTTTTAGACTATCTTTCTTGTCTATTAAACCGTCATTTTCTGCTTGCTTGATTTCATCAATCAAAGCAATAATAGCTGCTTTATTTTCTTCCTTGCTTATATCTGCTTCTATCTTTGAAACGACAAGAGACTCTTTTGATTTATCTTCATCTTTTTTCTTTTGGTTACTAGCAATATACATTTTCAAGAACTCAATTTTTTTGCTTGTATCATACTTCCTAATACTATCTTCGTCAGCATCCTTATCGAAAATAGATTTATAAGCTACAACAGAGCTGCAATATTCAAAGAATAAGATAACATACGATATGTCTCTTACTGTCACTTCATGCTTCATCTTAGAAGCATCCTTAATTGTATTTTCTATATCTTTAACTGTCATTACGCCCAAAAACTATCGTTATAAATTTCAAGATTTGTCTCTCCGGTTTTTCTATCGTTTCTTTTGATAGAAGTTTTTTCTAGCTCATCTCCTTTTTGATATTGGAGAACAGGCAAAAATCTCATAGCTATTGGATCTAACACGTCCATTGAACGTCCTCGACCAAGCATTTGATTCATCTCTTTTTTAGATGCTAATCGTTTCCTTCCTGTCCCTTGTTCATTAAAACGCACTACTGAACATTCTTCAACAAATTCATCAAAAACAGTAATTTCGTCTTTCATTTTTTCATGGGTATACATTTTGGAAGCAACCTTATCACTAAAAGATATGCCTTTTTCATTCACATGGTAAACAACTCTATCGTAGCATTCATCTTTTAATGTGCAGAAGGCTCTAAAATAAACACCCATAGTTTTACTATATGATATGAAAGGTCTAGCATCAGGTAAATAATCATTGATATAAGCACCATTATTGCCGTCAAATATGATATGAGTGTCGGGAATATTATATTTAGCTCCTAGTATTTGTAGTGTATTCGCATTTTGTTGTGGCGTTGAATGTCCCAATACTACAATATCTATAATGTGAAATCCATCCCATACCAATGCAACGAAATTATCTTTTCCTGTATCTGCCAAGTCAGCAGTAATCCACCTATCGCCATTAATTTGTGGGTCTGCCAATTTTATTTCACGAGCTTTATAGAATGAGATAGGTGCTTCTGAATCATCATCTTCGTCCACATTCCAATTACCTTCCAATAGTATTTGACCTCTTTTCCCACCAGATGCAGCAACACTACCAATATAATCTTTATTGTTTTCTAATGAAGCCTTGTTTTCAGAAATATTACCCAAAATAAAGGAAAAGGACTTTATAAGATTTTCGTAAGTGAATACCTCCTTACCTTTATTGACTGCATTTAGCTTTCGATCAATATCTATTTTGCATTGTCTATAAACATCTTCTTTAGATTCACCCCATATAACAGAATCGACAGTTTCTCCTGTGACATAAAAATACATAACCTTTCTATCCATTTCTGGACGAATAAATCCATCTACCCCTATATAGTGTTTTAAGAAAATACGCAGCCAATGATTTTTTTTAGGATTTGTCGTACCTCTGATTTTTGAACCGATTCCAGCTTTTCCACGATTACGAGTAATAATAGTATTGAATGTGCTCCAATCGTATGATGTCAACTCATCTAGGTATACTAAATCATATTGCCATCCTTTTACACGTTCCATCAGTTTCTTGGGATTCTCATCCGCTAAGTGCGTCAAATCTATAAATGCTTTTGATTTAAAAGTAATGCGAGGGCTGTCGGACTCTTTAACATTAGCAAATTTTCCATAAACAGCTTGTATGTCATCCAACATACCGCCTCCTACTTTTGTTTCTCCCAAGTTACGTCTAGTAAATACAGCACGAAATTCAGGTATTTTTACCCATTCCGCTACAGATAGAATTGCTCCAAAAGACTTACCACAGTTGAGAACTCCGCCATAGAAGCAGACATCTACATTTGAACGGACAAAAGCTTCTTGTCCGCCTTCTTGTGGTTTAAATATTTTGGGTTCAACTTTTAAATCTGACATGACTAAACTATTTTATGCAAAAATACTATTCTAAATCTTCTGCTTTTTTAATATTAGAAAAACTTAGTACACCGGTGTACTAAATAGTTCCCTTATTTCATGGGATAACTTAGTTTATTCCTTTATTTTGTGTGCAAATTATTAACATAACTTAGAGGAATTATGAAGTTTACAAAAGAACAAGCCGTTGAACAACTCAAAGGCTTACTGACAGAAGGTGGGAAAACCCTGCATTTGTCAGACAGAACAATTAATGAGAATATAGATGACCTAATTCCATTATTGGTAAATGATGAAACTGAACTTTCTGATTTTATAAGTAAGGCATTACCTTTTGTAAAAAGGACAAATGCAAACTTTGAAAAAGAAAAGGCAGATTTTATTAAGAGCTATAAACCCACTCAATCTCAAACTACACAGCAGCAACAGTCTAAAACTCCGCCTACTGATGACGATGCCTTATCGCAATTACAAGCGCAGATACAGCAGTTGCAAGACAAAATAGAAAGAGAAGAAAAGGAAAAAGCTCTATCGCAAGTAAGGAAAAACTTTAAGTCTGAATTGAAATCCGCTGGGATTAAGGATGATAAGTGGATTGACACTTACATTTCTAAAATTCAAATTTCGGAAGATTTAGATATAAAGGAAGAAGCGAAGTCTACATTAGAATTATACAACCTTTCCAGAGTTGATATACCTGATGGGACAACCCCTTACAAGCCTATTGGTGGTGATCCCTCTAAGAGTAAGATAAGTTGGGATGATGTTAAAAATGAAAAATAAAAAAATTATAAGAATATGGTAGAAAATCTTTTAAATACGACCGCAGCCGTAATGTATGGTAGAACCATGTTACAGGGGAGTGGTATTATCGGAGGTACTAGAGAAGTCTTTGTGCCGAGAGTATGCGTATTGAATGACCAAGTATTCCCTCAAACTGGTGGTATTATCAAGAATCCGTTTAAAACAGGCGGTAAGATGTACGCAGGTGATTTGGTAGAATATCATTGGAATGGTAATGGTGTCGCTAATAGTCACGAAAATGCAGAAGTGATTCTTTTGAAGGTATTTGAAGTTCAGGCAGCTACTGGTTCTTCCGATACAACAGTATATATAAAAAGAGATGGTTTCAGACATAAACCTTGTGTAGGTGATGTTTTAATGAAAGCTCCTGATGATTTTGCTACGACAGGTACAGCAGTCACAGTTTCAGCAGTAGAGGCAACAACTAATACAAAAGAAAATGTATGGAAATTAACGTTGTCTGCAACTCTTGGAACATTGGCAAAAAATGATATTTTGGTTGAAGCTGCCGAAGCTGGTTCCGGTAAAAAGATGCTTGTTCAGAATCCGAATGCTGTTCTTCCTTGTGATTTGGATTTGAAATATAGACCTGCAACAGATGAAGATGATGAGGAAGGAGCTACGTATATGGTTACACCTGCATTGCACGCAACAATGTACACCTATTTGATGTCTCCGATCCCTCCGGCTGTTAAAACTATTAACAAGTCAAGAATTGATGGTTGGTTTGAAATTTAAAGAAAATAAGAAGTATGTCAAGATTCGATTTTAATAATAGTAGATATGCGGCTTTTTTCCGTAGCGAAGAAGGTCAGCAAATACTCCGTGATTATATTGATAATTCAGGAATGATTAATATCAATTATAATTGGTGGAGAAATCAATTTGCAGTTAATCCTGAAGTAACTCCTACCGATTCTTCTGGTAAGGCTAGCTTCATGGTTCAAGCATCTGAAAATCGTGCTGCTGGTGTTTTGGATATGCGTGCTCCATTAGGTAAGGCACATCCGTATAAAAAGGAAGGAATTTCTTTCTATACAGGAACAATCCCCGACTTTACATCAGATGCTATTGCTGAAACAGCAATGGAACGTATGTATAAGGAAAAATATTTTGCAGAATTTGGGAATGATGCTAAATTTATCAGAGAATGGACTAAAAGAGTCCAAGACTTGATTGATGCTAAAGACCAAACTGCAAATTATATGTGCGCTCAACTTCAGACAGAAGGTTATGTTAAGTATGATATTGGTCGAGGTATCAAAGGCATTAAACAAAAAGCCGCTATTCCAGAAGAAAACTTTGTAAAGGCAGGAGAAAAAGTGTGGACTGCTCCCGATGCTAAATTATTCTCTCAAATGGCAATTATTGAAGATGGATTTAGACAAAGAACAGGATTTACTGGTGCGATGAAATGGCTTATCCCAAAGAAAATGTACAGTGATGTATTTCTGCATAATGCGGAAGTCAAACAGTGGATAAACTATTTGCGTAATTTGAACACAAATAGCCCAATGGAAGCCCCAGATATTCCTGTTGTTCTGAAAACACAATTCGATGATGCTGTTGCAGCATTTGATGGTCTTTCTCCTATCGAAATTGTAGTAGAGGAAGAAAAGAATAAGGATTGGAAAGGTGATACTACTGTTAATGGTTGGGCTGCAAACGTTGCTGTACTTCGTCCAGTCGGATATGCAGGTCTTATTATGCATACAACTAGTTTAGACCAAGAGATGGCTAATATGGCGGGTAATAACGTTGTGTCACAGGCTTTTGCTCCAATTGATGGATTCTCGCTTATCCATAATGCTGAAATGGTAGATGGTGAATATAAGTCATGGAATACTCGTTTGATTACGTCATTTATTCCTGCTTTAACAGAGTTCCCGGAACATATTATTGTTGATACAGCAACAGCAGATTCTTAATATGGCTCAAATTGATATTATACACTATCTTGAAGGTTTGACTGCCTTTGTCTTTGACAAGGCAGTCCTTACCCGTATTGCAGTAGATAGAGACGTTATAGATATTACAGATACCAAACAGCTTACACAACAGCAAAAAGATTTGCTATTAGCTGATTTGCTTTATGTGATTTTTACCGCTCCCAATTATACTGCTAGTCTGACGAACCAACATGGAGCTTATACTCAAACAATTGGTAGCCAACGATACGATTCTAAAAAAGATGTATATAATATTATGATAGGTCTGTATAAGAAATGGGACGATCCAAAGGCTGAATTATTAGGTGGTAGTACAACAACTTGGATAAATGAGTATGACTGATGATTATAGATAGGGACATAATGCAAGAATATCCTTTTGATGGAGTATTTTACACTTATGGGATTGATGAAAGCAAACCTCCCGATCAACAGGTAGAAGAAGAGATTATAGTCTTGGAAACAAAATGTGATATACAAGGAGCGCAGAAAGAAGATTCAGGTGTAATATCAAATGCGTACAATGTGTATTTCCCTTTTGATAAGTCAGTAGGTATATCAATAAAAAAAGGTCATAAATTTAGGAGCAAGATGTATGGCTTCTCTATTACTGATGCTATCGTTATTGATATTATACCAACTCAATTAGGTGGTTGTGCAGTTTATGTAAAAGATAATACTAGTGGATAATGAGACGTGTAAGTCCATATATTGATGATTTGGCGAAGAAATTAGCTATAAAAGGTCGGAACTTAATTGAAAAGGCTTATTTAGAGGCTGACTACAATAAGAATAAGACCCAAAATCTTCACGATAGTTATGGGAGTGCAGTTTTTTATAATGGCGAACTTTATCCAAATAGTAAAATGTATTTTAGTAAAGCTGCAACAACTTCTAAATACGATCCATATCAACAAGAGGCAATTACAGGTAGACAGGCTATCTCTGATTTTTTCGATGATTATAAGCCAAAAGATAAGGGAATGCAGCTTGTAGTTGCAGTAGCCATATTTTATGGTGGAATATTAGAATTAGGCGGAGGTAATTTACGTAGGAAATATAAAGTTATATCTATGATTGGAGATGACATTAGAGCATTGGCACAAGAAGTAGGTAAAGCTAAAGTTTCTATAATTCAAAACGGGAAAGTAAATGGATAAGAATTTATTAAATATATCAACTATTGAAACCTTTTTCAATGAATTATTGGATGAAAAAGTATCTTCTAATACTTTCTTTACAACTGTCCCTACAAATATTGATACTACTTGGTCTGACCTTGTTGTGATTGACTGTGCTAATTCTATCCAAGATTTGAATGCCTATGGTGTAGGAACTGTATTAGTTTGGTTATATGCAAAGCCATTCAGCAATGGACGTAAGAATGTTGCTGTAATGTCTAAACTCGAAAAAGCTCTAAATGAAGCTTTAGAAAACAATAAAAATGCGTCTTATGCAGTTAGCAAGAAAGGCACATTTGCTGATTTTGACAGTGATGCTAAGATGCATTGTAATATAGTAGAAATTCAATTATTAATCGTTTAAAAATAAAAAATTATGGCATTAACAGTTACAGAGACTAGAAAAAATAACGCTAACTCCATTATCTACAATCCCAAGTTTTTATATGTAACACCGTATGTAGATGGCGTACCTGGTACAAAAACTTGGCAATGTATGGATATTATTCGTGATTCAACTACTATCACACAAGAGGATAATACTGAAAATCCTATTGAAAATGAATTATCTTCAACTCCAATCATTAACAACATTCAAGCAGGTAACTATACGTTTACTACTGAAATTGGAGATTTGCAGGCTGAACTCTTAAAAGATTTGCTAGGATTCACCATTGGTACAGGTAAGAACGCCTATGCGCCTGATGGCTATGTAGAGAAATTTGCTCGTATCGACATGGTATTTCAAAATGGCAGTAAATATACCGCTGTTGTATTGCCGAAATTGCAATTGAGTCCGACAATTACTCTTGATTCAATGAGTACTTCTATCGGTCGTATTGCTCTTGGCGGATCAGCGCAGGCTGTTCAGTTCAAATATGGGGTAGATACTGCAACATTGACTCCTTTGGCTATGATTTATAATTATACCGTTCCGCCTACAGATATGTCATTAGATGGCACGGGGGGAGCGTAAGGGAATCAGTGTCTCCGGCTAATTCCCTAGAAAGTTCAATCGGAGAAACAAGGGTAGCTTCTAATGGAGTTACATCTAAAAAGAAAAATACAATTCTTTAATAAAAGGGAGGGAGGTTACTCCTTCCCTTGTTTTTTTAAAAGAATGAAAATGGGAGTTAATAAAATATATAATATAGCATTTAATGATAGTGATGAAAATGTATTGAATGAAAAGGGTGAATTAAAACCAGTATTTAGACATTGGTACAATATGCTATCAAGATGTTATTGTTCAAAAACCCAAAAACGGCAACCAGCATATAAAGGTTGTGTCGTTTGTGAAGAATGGCTATTGTTCTCTAATTTTAAGAAGTGGTTTGACGAGAACTACCAAAAAGGGTATGATCTAGATAAGGATATTTTAGGGAATGGGAAATTGTATTCCCCTCAAACTTGTTGCTTTGTACCACATGAAATAAATAATTTATTATGTAAACAAGTACGATGTAGAGGTGAATATCCTATAGGAGTTTGTCGTGTTAATAATAAATATAAGGCAGGACTTAGATTTAATGGGAAAACGATTGGGCTAGGGTATTTCATAACACCGCAAGAAGCTTTTAATACATATAAAAAAGCTAAGGAAAAACTAATAAAAGATTTAGCAAAATCTTATTTTGAAAATGGTATTATTATTGAAAAAATTTATAATGCCTTAATTAATTATAAAATTAATATAACAGATTAAATATGGCTGACGAAAGAAAACTTAAAACAATTAAAGATCCTATTTCAGATGAAGACATGGAACGTCTAGCGCAAATTATGTTAGATTATCCTTCCTTGAAAAAATTATCTAAAACAGAATTTGCAATAACAGCCTTAAAACCGGCTGTTATGTGGATGATTGCTAATGAAGCTGTCAATATAAATAAAGTTGAAAAAGCAACATTTGGAGATGTTTTAGAGGGTTTATCAAAACAGATTCCTTCCGTTTGTAAAATTATAACATGGGCAATTTTAAATGATAAGGAGCGAATAGAAAAAGACTTTGAAAAAGTATATGATACTTTATATTGGGAATGTGATGTAAAAGAATGGGCGGAACTTTTATTTGAAATATTAAATCTGATTTCTGTAGATACTTTTTTTTTGCTTACAGAGTTGACACAGACGTTCCGCCAAATGTCACTGGACAGGAAAATGACGAGGGAAGAACGAAAACAGTCATCGCAAGAACAAGCTACGGGGAAATGTTTGATTTTATAAAAGCTTATCCTTCTGTGACTATGGAACAATACATGTGGCACATGACAGTTCCTCAAATATTGCTAGCACAATACGATACAACTCATATTGAATATTTGTCAGAAGAACAAGCTAAAAAAGACAAAGCACCAAAAATAAATTCAGCCGACGACTTATTTAAAAACGATTTTGGCATACCAATTTTTAATCAAAAATAAATAATAACAATGGGAGCAACAGGATATGTATTAACAATACCTGATGAGGTATTAAAGAAACTAGAATTAGCAGATACTAAAATAAATGCTATAGCTGAAAGTAGCGAAAAAACAGCAAACAGGTTCAATCAAGCATTTTCGAGCATGGCTTTATCTGTTGACCCATTGATAAAACGGCTTGATGCATTAAAAAATATAGGTAAATTAGATTTAGGGTCAGGATTAAAAAAATACACAACTGATTCGGAAAAGGCTGCTGCTGGAATAGCCGAAGTTGCGAATAAGCTGAATCAATTAAAATATATATCTTCTCAATCATCGTCTGCCAATAATTCTGTTTTGGCATGGCAAGGTATTAATGAGAACTTAAAGATACAACAACAGCGGTTAGATGCAATAAATCGTTCAATCAAAGAATATGAAAACACTTTATCTCAAATACAAAGTGGTAAGGGTGGTGTATTATCAAAAGAAGATCAGTCTAATTACGCTGCAAATCTAGCCGAAGCCGAATCAATCAAACAAACAATAGCATTATATCAACAAAAACAACAAGCGATTGTAAATTACCAGTTAGAGCAAAAGAAGGTAGCTGACAATTTAGCTAAACTAAAAAGTTTAGAATCCGACTCAAAATCTTTGCCTGAACAAAGAAAACGTGAAGAATTAGAAAGATTGAATGCTTTATATAGAAGTGGTCAATCCTTACTGCAAAAACAAGCGAAGGCGGAAGATGAACTTGGTAAAGCTGCTCAAAAGGTTGCAATAGCATTAGATAAAGCTGCGAAAGCCGAAGAAAAGAAAAATAGCGCAAGAGCAAATAAGGCTAATCAAGAAGCAGCAAGAGCCGAAGAACAATACGCAAGAGCATTAAATAAAAGCGAGGTCACTATTGTTCAACGGGCAAGAAAGATTGAAGCATTAGCTAATGCACAAAGAGCCTTAAACTCTACTGGACGAGATTACTCTTCCCAATTATCTAAAATAGCATCGGAAACACAACGGCTTCAACAAGCAAATGATAATGTTGCAAAAAGTATGGAACGAGTTAAAAGATCTCAAAGTAGTGTACTCAATACTACCGATCAATTAACTAGGAAAATAGCATTATTATTTAGCGTTTCAGCTATACAGGGATATGTGGAAAAGCTAGTTTCTGTACGAGGAGAATTTGAACTACAGCAAAGAGCATTGCAAGCAATTTTGCAAAACAAAGATGAGGCAAACGCTTTATGGGAAAAAACAGTGGCATTAGCTGTTAAATCACCATTCCAAGTAAAAGAATTGGTAACTTATACAAAACAATTAGCAGCATATAAAATTGAAGCTGATAAACTATATGATACGACCAAAATGCTTGCTGACGTATCAGCAGGATTAGGTGTAGACATGGGGCGTCTTATTCTTGCATACGGACAAGTAAAAGCTGCTAATTATTTACGTGCGTCAGAAGTAAGACAATTTACAGAAGCTGGTGTCGGATTGCTTCAAGAGCTTGCCACTATGTATACAGAACTAGAGGGTCGTATGGTATCTGTTGGCGAAGTCCAAGCTAGAATAACTAAACGTATGGTTGCCTTTGGTGATGTAGAAGAAGTTTTTAAACGGATTACGTCAGCAGGAGGTATATTTTATAACATGCAAGAAATCCAAGCCGAGACATTGGCAGGTATGATTTCCAATCTTAAAGATAACTTTGATGTTATGTTTAATGAGATAGGAAAGGCTAATGATGGAGTTTTGAAAGGATTTATAAATATATTAAATACTGTAGTTGCACAATGGAGAGATTTTGCAATAGCATTAAATACCGCAGGCGCAGTTTTTGTTACATATTCTATAAAAGCTGCAATAGCAGCAGCAGCGAATAGAAAGATTGGCGTATCGGCAACCGAAGCAATGATAGCACAAGGTGGATTAGCTAAAGCTATTGGGTATACTACAAATGCTCTAATAAAATCATTTAATTTTGTAAAGGCAAACCCGTGGATTATTTTAGCTACAGCTATTGCAGGAACTATCTTCTATCTAAAAGATTTAACAGAAAGACTTGACGAAACTCGTGCTACATACGATGTTTTAAATAATCAAATAGATACTCAAAAAAACAATCTTGAATCTTTAACAAATAAAATAGAGAAGCAAGTTAAGGCACAAGAAGATGCAGAATCTTCTTTATCAAACGTAAAGAAGGGGACGCAAGAATATAAAGAAGCCGAACAAAAAGCTAATGAAGAAAGAGAAAAAACGCAGAAACTTTTAAATATACTAAAAACGCAATATCCCGAAGTATACGCAAAGGTAATGCAGAATAAAGAAGGTATAAAATCATTAGCATCTGAACAAAAAAAATACAATGATGAACTTGAAAGAACTTCTGTATTAAATAAATTAATGCAAGCAGATGTTCCATTAATTGGCGAATCCTTTAAAGAACAAGCAGAAGCTTATACAACGTCATTAGATAAACAGAAAAAAGCCTCTACTGATTTAAAAAACACATATAAAGCTTTAACTTCTGAATTAAATTATCTTTTTAAGACTGATAGTAAAATTCCTGATTATTTAAAACAAAATGCTCAATTAGTTATAAATAGCAATGATAATATTGAGAAAAAAACTAAACTTTTAATATCTTATTCAGAGGCTATATCTCGACATACATCTACTTCTAATCGTACATTAAATACACTTAGAAAAAATGCAGAAGATTCTTTAAATAGCTTAGAAGATGCTAATGAAAATAGAGTAGTTCAAATGCATGAGATGAACAAAAGTTATGTTTCTTTAAGAGATAACGCTCTTAAAGAAGCAAATATTACATTAGCTGAATTTAAAGCTTTATCAAAAGAGCAACAAGAAGATTTAGGAAAGAGAATGGCAACATTTATAAAATCTTCTGCCGGGGCGGAAAGCAATTTTGCACGCTTTTTTTTAAAAAATAGAATAAAACAAGATTTAGGTATTAGCATTTCTTATGACGAAAAGGAAGTCGAGAAAGAAATGACCGACCTGCAAAAAAAACTATCTGAATATGTAAATGAATATAATAATAAGCCTGAAATAAAAGGGAAAAACGCTTTAAAATTACCAATTGTTACAGCAGAAACAGATGTAGAAGAATATAGAGATAAAATTTTTGCAGCTGGTAAAGCCTTAATTGAAGCAGCGCAGGAAAATGCCAATTCAGTTGAGAATCTTGCACCTCATATAGACAAGAATCAAAAAGTCGCAATTCAGTTAGCAAAATCAGCTGGGGAGGCTCAACAAGCTCTAGCTAAACTTTTTGGATATACGGATAAGAAAGGCGAAAAAGCCGGAGAGACAGCCTATGAACGTAAGATAAAGGCTCAATTAGACTTATTGAAAAAAATGCAATCTCAATATGAGAAGCTAAGACAGACAATGGGAGAAGAAGATGCTACAAGCACTATAACTTCATCTTTTGGAACAGCTTATCAAAAATTATTCAATAAGCCATTAAAACTAAAATTTGATAAGGCTTCGATAGCTAATGAGATGGAGTCCATTTCTAATACTATTAGTGGTAAATCAGCGGAAGCATTAAAGAGAAGTTGGCAAAATACCATTGGTGAATTACGTTCAGAAATTACAGTTTCAGCGACTCTTGATAATATCAGTGAATTTGAACGTCAAATGGACTCAATGTTTAATAGTTATCAACTGTATATCGAATTGGAGGCTAAAGGTGTTCCTAAAGATCTGATTCAAAATCTGTTTGGCATTGATGTAACTACGTTGGACGATATAGCTAGAGCGTTAGAGGAAAAATATCCCGATGTTACAAAATTAGGAGAAAAAGAACTTGATTCTTATTTCAAGATACAGAAAAAAATAACTGATAATCAAAAAAGAGAGCTTCAAAGACGTTCAGATTTATTGTATGATTATTTAAAAAATTCTGTTGACAAAGTAAAACAAGTCCAAAATTCTGGTGCTTTGGAAATAAGCTTTGCTACTGATTTCTTAAAGAAAGGTTCATTAGACGCAGAACAATATGCTACAGTCGTTAAGAATGTAACTGATAAAGTTAATAAAGAGGTAAGTAAGATCAACTTGGATAAGTTTAAGGAAACTCCTGAATATATTCAAGCTATGGGCGATTTGTCTGCTTATTCAGCATCTCAACTTGAAGCTATGATTGCTCGGATTCAACAATTAATTAATGAGTCAGCCGGGAATCTTAATGCAAGTGATTTAAAGGTTTATACCGACCTTATTGATAAAATGAATGAGCGTCTAAGAGAAGTAAAATCACCTTTCCAAAAGGGTGCTTTTGCTGAATTTAGACAAATTATCAAACTTCAAAAAGAATTTAACAAAGAACAAGAGAATTATAATAGACTCCTTGAGGAACGAAAGATTGCTGAACAAAGACTTGAAAGCGCAAAGGCAGAATTAGAAAATGCTAGAAATAAGGTAGGAATTGATGCTTCTGCAAAAGATGACCTTGTTTCTGCAACAGAAGAATTGCAAGATGCAAACGATGCCTTAAATAGTTCGAATGATAAATTAAAAATATCACAAGGTAATCTAAGTGGTATATCCAATAAATTAAGTAAAATTACAGGTATGTCAACAGCCGCTCTTGCCGCTGTTGATAGAATAGTAACTGGAATTTATCAATCAATCAATGCTACTTTGGATTTGATGAATCAGTTCAAAGATTTAGCTGAAAGTAAGGGAGTCGATGTTAACAAAGGGGCTTGGAGGGAAGTAGCACAAGCCGGAGAATTGTTAGGTAATGTTAATGAAAGAGTTATGTCCTCTTGGAATAATTTCAAGAGTGGTAATATTGCCGGAGCAGTAGCCGATGCGGTTGGCTCTATAACATCTATTTTCACAACATTAAATAAGCAACATGATGCTAGAAGAGAGCAAACCATTCAAGAGGAAATAAAGCAAGTAGAAAAGCTTCAAAAGGCTTATCAAAGATTAGGTGATGCAATAGAAAATGCATATACTATTGATACTCTGAATATGAGTACTGAAAATGCTCAACGTAATATTCAAGAACAAATCAAGAGTTACCAAAATATGATAGCTGCCGAAGAAGATAAGAAAGATACAGATTGGGATAGAATAGATGAATGGAAAGAAGCTATAATTGATTTGCAAGAACAGGCAGATGAACTTAGGAGTCAGAAACTTAATGAATTAGGAGGTTTTGGTAGCGGAGCAGACATGAAATCTGCCGCAGAAGAATTTGCATCTGCTTGGCTAGAAGCCTATAAAGAAACAGGCGATGGATTAACAGCATTAGAAGATAAATGGGATGAATATATCAATAATGTAATTATGAAACAGTTGGCTCTAAGAGGAATAGAAAAATTCTTAGAACCGATAATGAAGAATTTAGATAATATGATTGGTTCTGATTCATATTTATCTAATGATGAATTAGAAGCGTTGCAGAAACAAATTGATGAAACGATGCCTGCTTTAAATGAGTATTTCAAAACAATAGCAGAGAATTTCGGTGTACCAATTACTGGTGGAGAGGACAATGGATCTACTCTTAATCAAGGGACCACTGGTGTGACGGAAGAAACCGCTAATGTTATTGAAGCTTATCTTAATTCAATGAGATATTTTGTCGCAGACACCAATATGGTTATCAACAATTTCTTTGCTGCATTTACTAGCTTAGACCCATTGCAGAACCCAATGTACAGTGAGCTTGCAAATCAAACTAAACTTTTGAGAAGCATAGATGATAGATTGGCAAGTGTTATTACATACAGTGGCGACCACCCTAACGGAGGCGCATCAATAAAGGTATTAACTTAATATTGTTTTCAGGATTGATTTCTTTTGTAGAACCTATCTAAGTCTTTTGGCAAGATAGGTTCTATTTTTTTTAGTAAATCTTCATAGATAGTGTTATATATTTTGTGGAATTTCAAACCATTTTTTATTTTAGCACACAACTTCTTTATTCCTCTAGGTTGTCGAGGATATATTTTACTGATTGTTAGTGGAGACATTTCCAACTTATAATGTAATATATAAAAAAGAAAAGCTCTAGCTGATATTACATCTTCTGTTCTTTCTTTATTTATAATCTGTTGTCCTGTTACTCCAAAATGTGAACAGATGATTTTCTCAATCTCTTCTATTTTATTTTCTACATCAATGTCTAATTTCATAGTGTACTATTATGGACACAAATGTACTAATTAGTACACTATTATCCAAATATATTCGGTAATATTTAATAATACGTTGATAAATAACATAATACAAGCACTAAAATACTGTATAGTATATCTTGTAGATAGTTTATAGATTAATTCCGTGATTCTAATGGTGGAATCTATAACTATTAAAAAGTAATATTTATGTCAGAAAATCGAACAGTGGTTTACACACCTGATGCAGGGAGTGGAAGCGGAAGTGGAATGATGGCTATGCTTGCTCCACTTTTGCAACAGAAGGGTATTGATCCTAACTTGTTAATGGCTTTGAATAGCAAAGGAAATGGAAACGGTTTTGGTGGAGATGGCTCATGGTTCTTATGGATTATCTTCTTGTTCTTCCTTTTCCCTCTTTTCGGTCGTAATGGTTGGGGTAATAATGGTTGTAACGATGGTGGAAATGGTGGCGGATATGGTGTCGCTGGTATTCCAAATTTGATTAACAATGATGCAGGAAGGGAATTACTAATGAGTGCTATTCAAGGAAATGGTCAGGCTATTAACACTTTAGCTACCAATTTGAATTGTTCAGTTGGACAAATTCAACAGTCTATTAATGGCGTTATGACACAAATTCAAGGTGTTGGTAATCAAGTGGGTATGTCAAGCCAACAAATTATCAATAGCATTCAATCTGGAAATTGTCAGATTGCACAGGCTATTGCAGATTGTTGCTGCAAGACACAGAATGCTATTACTACGCAAGGTTATGAAAATCAGTTGTCTATTTGCAATCAGACCAATACATTGGTTAACACTGCAAATCAGAACACTTTGGCTTTACGTGATGGAGCAACTGCTAATACGCAAGCTATCTTGTCTAAATTGGATGCTATGCAGAATCAGAACTTGCTTGATAAAATTGATAAGCTTCGTGAAGATAAGAGTACTTTGCTTGCTCAAATTTCTAACGATGCACAGACAAGAAATATTCAAGCTTTCCAAGCTCAAACTATTGCGCCTGTAAATGCTGCTCTTAGTGATTTAAGTGCTCGATTGGCTAAAATTGAATGTAAACAACCTGAAACAGTAACAATTCCATACATTCCAGCAATGGGAAGTATGATTCCTGTAAACTATAGTGTGCCTGTAAGTATGGGGGTTACTCCTTACACTAACTGCGGTTGTTAAGAAAGGAGGTATCTATGTATGGTAATCCTTTAAATCCGTTCAATCCATATTGGTGGGTAGGTGGTCCCGGTCCAGCTATTCCGACAAGACAACGTTCTTGTTTGAAACAACTCTGTATATTTGAGTTGCCGACAACAAACGTAGCCTTATCAGAGACGAGTGTAGACTATGGGATTGATAAATGTCTGTATAATCAGCTTCCTTGTGAATGTTATGTGACTGTGCAAGTTAATCAAGCAGTTCCAACAGGTGGTGAAGCACTGCCTGTAACGATTGCTATTCCAACGTCCAATAATAGTACAAATGTAGGGAGTTCTTCTTCTAATAATGGTGAAAGTAAAGTAAATGTTATAGACCATAACAGTTCAAATGTTATTGGTTCTGATATAACAAACTCAAAAGAAGTATTTGCTTTTATCAATAAAAGAGAAGGGATTATACGTTTTGTCAATTTTCAGACAGGCGGAACAACCCCTGCACCTACATCAGTAGCAAGTAAGTGAATCTATAGACGGGAGTAAAATCCCGTCTATGTAAAACAAATTAAAAGTTTATTATATGTTTTCATCAAGTAGACAAGGTGGTTTTATATATGTTCTTTCTAAAGGAGAAAGACCAACAGTTAAGATAGGGCAGATTGAATCTGTAAGTTCACCTGTCCCTAAATATCCTACTTATAATCCGTCAATACCTTATAGTCCTCAACCAGAAATGCTTATTGACATTAAGGTAAGATGTGGCGAGGAAGTTTTAGACTTTCAAAAATTACCAGCAAATGGTGAAATGTTCGCTTATCCAAATGTGATTGTTTCCGAAAAGAAGGAGGCTATCATTTCGGAAGTTGAAGCAATGATACAAACTAGTAAGCAAATTGTAGAAAGCGTTCCATATCATAAGTCTGTTATAGAATCTTGTGATAGTATTTTAAAAGAACTAAATCCTCAATTTGCTAAAGAGAAGCAACAAGAAGATAGGATTAATTCATTGGAACAGGAGGTTAAATCCGTAAAAGATGGATTGGGAGATATAAAATCTCTTTTGATAGAAATGAATACGTCTAATAAACCCAAAACAACAAATTCTAAATAATAATATTATGGGAATGATTGAAATAATGGAAGGCGAAAGAAAAGGCGGATTAGGAAAAGCCTTTAAGGACTTCAAAGAGAGTCTTGAATGCCTAAAAGAAGATTTCGAAACCCTTTGGGACGAAATGGAATCAATGGGAGAACGTAGCGGACAAGGCGGTTCTTATGGTGGTGGTAGTCGTGGTGGTTCTTACGGGAATAGATACGATGAATACGATGATGAAGAAATGATGGGAGAACGCAGAGGTGTAAGAGGCTCTGGTCGTGGTCGTCGTCGTCGCTAATACAAACTAAGGGGGATATAATAGTCCCCCTTTAATACTAAAAGATATGGAAAAAGGAGCAAGCTTTGATTTATATGATAATATCCCGGAAGATATGCGGATTTATCTACAAAATTATGGGTTTAATTTTAGTGAGAAAATGGCAGAATTTGCTATTTCTAAAATGAAAGATAAAGATGATAATCCATACATTCCTGTGCCAAAAGAAAAAGTAAAAGAGCTATTAACCAGATATGGTGTCACATTAGAATTAGACAATGGCTCTAATAGTTGGTATGTATGCAACATGCTTAAAAGTGATAACTGGGGTAGTTCTATTTCCGATGAGCAGCATTTGGCATTAGCAATTAAAGATTATATAGATGACAAAGATGCAGGAGTTGGTACAGAAAAGCCTTTCAGATATTTTTTCGCTTTATGTATGGGTAATGGTACAGCATTAAATTGGAGAGAAATGCTTTAATTTTAGGCACTTAAAATGTGCCTTTTTTTAATGTTATGGAAATAAAAACAATATATTTATCTAAATACGATTGGACTGTCACTATCTTTTATGATTATACTTGCAAATATTTTGAAGATGTAATAGAGGAATTAGAATATATCGAATGTGGAGAAGAGTCTCTTAAAAGAGCTTATAAAAATCTAACTACATGTGGATATAATAACGGACTTACATTTTCTAATCACTTAGCGCATAAAAGTGTAATTGTTATAGGTAGAACGAGCAGTGCAAAAGAGTTTGAAAAAACTTGGTCTCATGAATCAGGACACTTAGCAGACCATATATGCCTTACTTATGATATAAGCCCTCATGGTGAGGAAATACAATATTTAGGTGATTACATTATAGATAAGACATGGGATTCGGCAAAGAAATATTTATGTGATTGTTGTAGAATAAAGAAATGATAATATGAAAAACAAAGATTTCAAGAAAGCATTACAGAGTGATAAACCTATCAACTCTATGTTTGCACTTATTCCCGAAAAGCAAAAGAAGTCTTTTATGAAATTTGCTAAGCAATTTGGATTTACAGAAGAGAAAATAGAGCAACTTTTGAAGTCTGAAAGATGATAGCCTATGAAAACAAAAAGAGTAAAATATGATGCTGTCAAATTGGCAATCATACGTAAGAATTACATGATTAATGAGGCAATCAATGATTTAGTGAGAGATTTACCTCATTGTGATTTTGAGAAATTAAGATTTCAACTTACAAATGAAATTATGGAGTTGCAATCACTAAAAAGCGAAGGGGCTAAATAGCCCCTCTTCTTACTCTATCGTAATTACAATTTTCTCACCTCTTTTATGTGCTGCATCCATTTTTTTATAAAGATTGGTAAATGTTTCAGTACTATTAATGACTTGTCCTTTAATCTTATTTTGTCCAACAAGAATGCAACCTAGCGTATCTTCCGGCTTGTTTCCAACATGAATTAATACTCCTTTAAATCCTCTAACATCACATAATCTAGGAAGTTTACCATCACAGAATTTAGCCCATATCCTATCTTTGAATTTAGGACTAACAATATTCATGTCAATTGCATAAGTTCCCGTAGGAATAGCGGTTTTCCCATACTCCTTTTTTGTTTGAATAACAGACAAAGGCATCTCATTGCTTAGTCCTCTATCTGTATCTTCGATAGTGTCACATTCATATACATTATTTATAAAAAGAGAACCAATAGTATAATTCGTTCCTTTAAATCTTCTTTTTAATTTTATTTCCATATTCAATCTTTATTTTCATTACGTCTATTATATTTCTTCAATGCAAGTTCGCTTATATTATTATCTTTGATATATTGATTACGTCTTTTCAGAGCATCTTCTAATGTCCTAAACATGCCGACATCAATACTTTTAGCACTGTAATATACACGAACCTTATACCTTATTGGGTTTTTAAGACGAGGTATTATTCTGCGGTAGATCCATTTATGTCCTGTATTACTCATTTCTTAAACAACAATTTTAATTCTTCAACACTAGCCTTATGATAATTATCTGTATCATTATCTTTGGGTAGATACATAAATTCGATTCCTGATAATCCTCCTTCTAATTCGTTATCATGATATATACCCCAATCTCCTTTATTGTTAGTAAAAACTTGTCTGTCATCGGTATCATCTCGGAGTGCAGCAATAAAATAGAATAATTTTTCATTTTCACCGCAATCAATATCGTTTTCTTCTTTTTCAGATAAAAAACGCTTTAATTCCTGCTCCAAAGGAAGATTGTAACACTCATCAGGATAACCAACGCCATGAATAGATTGGGTAGGAATACATATATGAATCCATACAGCTCTATCAAAATAACAGCAAGGACAAATATGATAACCAAGTTCCTTTAGTTTATCTAATATTTTCTTGTTGTTTGCTCTTAAAAAAGCTTTTTGAATAAATCCCATATCTATTTCCTCCCTGTACTACCTATTCCGTTTAAACCTCTTTCTTTTTCATTTAGCTTTTCAACTTCTACAAAGTCTATTTTAGGAGTTAACCCAATCTTCAACTGGGCTACTCTATCTCCTACTGAATATCGTTGTAAATTTGTTAATACGTGATAGAAGATAGCGCATATCTCATTAGTGTAGCCTTCATCCACTGTACCGACAGAGTTAGTCATAATCATCCCTGTCTTCCAAATACTGCTTCTTGGTCTTATATCAATGGATAATACATATCCGCCTTTCCGCATAGTCTTAATATAGTCTTCATCTATTTGGAAAGCTAATCCTAGTCCGTACTTATACACATTTGGTGCTATCTCTTCGCATGAAGTAGCATATAGGTCATAACAAAAATCGTCATCGTAATGTTTAACTGGAATCTTTGCATCAGGATGCGTTTTCTTAAATTTTACTTTCATCTTCTTTATCGTTTAATTGTTGAGCTTTAATAATACATTCACCAATAATGTTTGGGTTTTGATATGCGTCTACTAGATTCTTATATGCTTCTACACATTCAGAGCTATCATTGTAGTTTATATCTTCTGCTTTTCTAAACACCCAGTTTACAAGATTGTTTATAATGTCCAATAATTCTTTCTGCTTATAATGTCTTAGAGCAATCGAATCTTCCGCAAATTTAATACATTCTTTTATTCTATTTGATATTTCGGTGATAGAAAGTTTAGTCATTGAGCGAGCAACTTCTACCAATGATGCAAAATAGGGATTTTCGACACCTTTAATTGTAGATAGATAATCCTCTAAAGCTTGACGATATTTGAATAAAAGAGGCTGTATGTAAACGTCTAAATTATCGTTGAAGTCTGCATAAACTGTTCCACTGGAAATAGTCAGGTTATTAACTTCTTTTTGATACCAATTTACCCTTTTCTTTGCGGCATAAAATAGTTTCTTGGTTTCTTTATCTTTATTTTTAATTGATGGTTCAATATCCAAAACGCAACAGTTGCACATTTCATTGAGAGCCATTACCTGATAAACACTTACCAGCAATATCTGGTTAGGCTTCATTGGTACTTCCTCTGGCTCTACTTTATTTATCAATGATTTTATTTCCATAATGATTATTTTAGTTATAAGCATAGTAAGCCTTTATTCTCTGCATCTATACAGCGCATCTTTTTGCACTGAATAAACAAAGAAGTTCAGAGCCTTCAAACTCCTACACCCAATAAACGCACTTCCGTCTCTGCTGCTCCTAACCCGTAGAAGACTTTATTTATTTCGTTCATATTGTAAACGCTGATGCAGCACCTAGTTTTGACAGGCTTGGGTCTCATAGGATTTTAAACACGCAAACAATATGTCGTTATTGAGTATATCCCATTTTCAATGTTGAAGCATCGTGTTCGAGGTGTGGAGATAAGAAACCTCTTGCCGTTTAGAACAATAAAGCCGTATCAAGACTCTTCTTAACACGGCTTTTAGCTTTATTGTTCTAAATAAACCGCATTGTGGGCATATTCTCTTTAGAATATGATGGATAGCACAATGCAGTTTAATCTTATATATTGAATATTATAAGCAATTTATGTCTGTATTAGGCTATCCATTTCCTTGATACATCGACAAATATCCGAATAATATTTCATACTACCAAATTTATTCTTCTCTTTTTTCATTTTCTTTATTTTCAAGAATAATAATATGGCTATGTCCTTTCCCTGCCGACCAGCTATCTCCTTTAATGACTGTATAATCTTTAAGAGAGTTTTCTGCGCATTTAACAAAGTCATCGACTCCATCAAAGATTAATGGTTCTTTATTCTCTAATTTTTTCTTTGGTCTATTTAAGAACTTATAAGTTTTATCTCCAAGACAAGTTAAGATACGACCGATAAACAGTCCTATAATGAATGCCAAAAAGTTTCCTATTGTCATATTACTATAATGATTTTAGAAGTTCCTCTTTTGTAGAAAACAAATGCTTTTCAGATAACCATATACTATTTTCATCAAACATATATTGGACATACTTGTGATATACGTCTATGTTTATATTTTCAACTTTCTTTAATACACAGATATTGTCATACATAAACCAAACCATATCTCCAATATCATATTTTGTACTTATTGTCATAAAGCTACATTTTTAACTGATTAATAATATCTTTTATTTCTTCCGAATTGATATGACCTCTCCCTTTTGGTTGAAGGAGCATGTCTGCAAACAAGTCGGCTACAACGTTATTGATAAATTCTTGAAGTAAATGCTTGGCTAAATAATCATCATCGGTGATTTTTTCTATGTGTGAGATTATCTTAGCAAGCATTTCATTGTTTTCTTTCGTTAGCCGAAGAAGCTCTTCAATCTGTTCACTGCTCATGACATAAATTTGCTAACTCACTGTATTCAATAATAAAATCACTCCATTGTTGTGCCATTGCATTAGCAATTCCTTGAAAAGTTTTAGATCGTAAAGTACTTCTCTCTTCTTTTGTTTTGCATTTATAAAAAGCTTCCGCATACCATTTTGGCATACTTTTCCCTGATTTAAATTTTATAATTTCTCCTTTACCTACAATATGGGTTGGTTTTAATAAAGGTAGATTTTTTAGCCATAAACAAGTGCTTTTTTGTGCTTCATCACCAAACATATAAGGCTGGACAATCTGATCGGGCTTTCTATATACAGTACTCATTATCCCTATGGGATTCTCTATTGCGATATAAGGAATATCCATTTTAGATAAAGAGATAAAGAAATTAATTGCATCTTCTCTGTCTTTTTTTCTTTTTATAGCTTTTTCTCCATATTTTTCTTCATTAAACCATCTATTCCCCGTCACTGTTAGAAAAGTACATGGGGGATGCGCAATCATTAAATCGAATTTAGGTTCTCTCTCTAAAACCTTAAATATATCCTCTTGGAAATGCCATTCAGGATGTCCTCCACTACAAGGAAGAATGTCACAAGAAAAAGCTTCATGCCCTAGTTTTCTAAAAGCACTGCATACAGCCTGGCTTTCTTCGCAAGCTACAATTACTCTTATTTGCTTCTCTTTCATAATCTTTAATTTATTCGTACATATTTCCCTGCAATATTACAAGTTCTTAATATTTCGGCATTCTCTTCACCGAAAGCTATTAGGATACTGCCGCACCCGGGCGAGTCCCCACGAGTCCCATCCGGTCGAAAGAAGCGAATCCGGTTCCGTAGAAATTTCATAGCTGTTGCTTTTTCAAAGATGACATCTTGGAACATCTTACTATCGCAGCGGTTGAATAATAGAGCGATGCCGTTACCGTGTTCTGCCAGACGTTTAACGAAACGTTCTATTAGAGGACGGGAGTAAGGTGGATTTAGCCAAACACGACCTACCCAATCTTTAGTTAATCCGTCATGGTTCTTGTTGTACATTTGTGTAGCTGTTTGCCAAAGCGGTTTAACCGGAGCGCATGGAACTAAATCGAACTTTCCCAATGCGTCTATAATTTCTTTTGGCGTGTACCATTCATCAGTGGTATTAGCCGATTTTTCAAAGCTTGTATTCATTGCTATTTACCTCCAATTATTTTATAATCGCAAACGTCATCTTTCAATATTAACCCATTGCTTTGAACGGTAGAATACAAATGGATTATAACCTGCGTATCATCTCTGTTGTCGATATAAACTTCTTGCCAAAGCTTTGCTATTTGTTTCATTGTTTTTTCCAGCTTGTCTTTGCCTATATCTCCATATCCGATCCATTGTTTTTGTTCTAACAAAGAGATATGTTCGTCTTTCGCCCAATGATAAGCGGATGCTTCTAATATATAAATATTTTTATTTTCCATATTTTTCTTTAATTTGCTCCAAAGTTATTCTCATACCTTCTTGTAATCCTTTCGAATAGGCATCTTGTCTTTCTCCAAAATTCCAAAGTATATATGTAATAAGAAGTAGAATCATACATACTACTCTATGCCACATCGGTAGTTTGATACTAAATGGAGATAAATTTATCTCCATGTGTCCAACAAATGCAGCAACTATCACAAAGGCTATAATCATTAATATTAAATCTTTCATACTTTATTCTTTTTTATTACTTGCTAGGTAATCTTCTTCTGATAGTTCAAATATACCTGTAATTATCACATTATCGCACTCTTTTTTCACTTCTATGTAATGTTCAACTTCCTGTATAGACAGATCACCAGTGACGGTGTATAATTGTCTCCCATATACATATTCATTGTGCTTGATAGCTATGTAAGGGAATAAAAAGAATCTTGTTTTATTCATTTTCATCTCCTATGTATATTAATTGTTTCCCCCATAACTTGATTGTTTGCACCTTACCTTTTTTTATAAGATCATAAACCCATCTACGCTTAATCCCTTTTAAAAAAGCGTATGTGTCAATAGTAACCCATTTGTCAGTATCTATCATCATAAGTTTTTCCTCCTTAAATATTCACAAATTAAAGTCGCATCTACTTTGTTATCATCAATATTACTACATCTATCGGTTCGTCTAAAATCCAATTCAGGGAAAAGACGTTTTGCGGCATTGATTGATGTTGCTTTAGTATTCACTTCTTTCTTGTTAATCTCTTTATTTTTGAGTTTTACTTTCTTATATGTTATTACCATATCACTGTTTTGCCAAAGGCTTCCCTGCCATGTTTTGGGAGCAATCAAATGATAAGGTATTTTATGAGCTATAAGCAAAGCTTGTAATTTCCCATATATCTCTCCAAAAGAGAATGTCGCTTTTGCACTACTACCAAATATAGCATGAACACATTCAAGTCCTGCTACTATGTTTGGATATTTAGACTTTAGATATTCAAGCATATCTGATATTTGGTAAAAATCATTATCCTTTAAACTCATGTGAGTCCATTCTCCATTTACTTGTATCGCAAGATAACCCAAAGCACCGGGGTCTATCCCTATGTAACATTTATTCTCCATAACATTATTATTATCATTCTTCATTTTTCTTTTTATCCATTATTTGCCATAATAAATTAACAGGTAATATATCCTTATTATACCCATTTTTTATTAATTCCATATTCTTTGCTAAATCCCTAGAATCAATAGGGAAATAATAGTATATAGGATTTTTATTCTCCGCTTCTATCGTCATATCTATTAAAGATTGTAGATAGTCTCTAAGTTTAAAGTAATTAGGATTTGCCATACTTGTACAACTATTATATTACTTCATAATCTCTAATTATAAACTCCCAACTTTTAAAATCTAGTTCTCTTGCTGTCATCATAGCTTTTTCTTTTGAGCTGAACACGCCAATAACAACTCTTCTTTCAACATTAGGGAAAGAAGAATTTTCAAACTTATACAATATCCAAACTTTATTCATAACCAAATCCTCACTTTCTTAACTCCATAACTTGTGAAAATATCAACTCCCATAATTTCGTTTCTTCTAAAATTTGATAGAATATTATGAATACCATATTTTTTGTTAGCTTCATCCCATATACGTTTAGGTATCTTTAATAAATAAGGAGGATTAATCCCTATTTCCTTATAATAATTACATAGAAAATCAAGAGTTTTTAATAGTCCTTTGTAATTTACTTCTTTTATAAAATCCATTTAGAATTCCTCCTTTTTTAGTTCTACTGTGATACCGCTATCTGCAAATATAGCTCTAAATCCTGTCTCTTCAAATATTCTCTCACCAAACTTTTTTTCATCGCTATTTTGATTACTTAGATGAAGCCCTATGACTGTCTTTAAATTACGAGACTTATGTCTTTTAATAACTTCGATAGCCTGATCTAATGATAAGTGATTTTCAGATGCACTAGACGACCATTCATCATGTATCGCATTATTTACAATCACATCATTACTGTAATTAGTTTCAATCATTAAAACATTTACATCTTTCACCTTATATTTAAAATAAGAACAATCAGTTATAAACAAGACTCTCATTCCATCAGGGCAATCTATTATATATGAATAACATTGTGCATTATGAGGAACTTCTAAGCATTGGATATAAAAATTGCCAATATGATATTTCTTTTTAGGAAATATTGAAATAACTCCTTCATATTTATTTGCAACTTCTGAATTGCTATATACCGGAATAGTCCTTAATAAAAATTCCGGTATATATTTAGCATGGTCAATGTGCAAATGGGAAACAATGCATCCAACAATATTCCTAAATTTATAGGAAATATTCTTATTTATAGGTCTAAATGGGATTCCTGCTTCAATTAAAAGAATTTCGTTATTACATTCAAGGATATACGCATTTCCTTTACTACTGCTCCCCGCTATCCTTAGAATTGTCATAATCCTCTTTCATTAAATAAAATAATTCTTCAAATATATTATAGTCCAACAAACGTGGGTCACATATTCCCATAATACTTTTGATTCTATATATTAAGCTTCCTACTAAATCGTCATCTGTTAAAACTTGGAAAGGCTCTTGAAGATGATTGTCTAACTCATCGAGAATATCATCAATCGTATCAATGGTGAATTGTCTATATTTCCCCATATCATAATATAGTTTTAATTCTATATCCTCTACTTTACTTAATAATTCCTTCGCTGTCATATATTACTGTAAATTTTTCTTTTAACATTTCAGGTGTATATTCAGGATAATCTTCTTCATTGAAATCATCATATCTATATGGGTAAGATATCCAATTGTCAACTCCGGCACATTCCAATGCGTTTAATTCTCTTTCAGCGTTTAACAATGAAAGTAATTATTCTTCTGATATTACATAAAAAGTTCTCATATCATTCTTCTTTTAATCCAAAATCACCAAAATCGCAATTTCTATCTTTCAATACTTCTACAAGTTCACTATCATCAAGATAGTCAAGAGCTATATCACAAAACTCTGCTTTTTCTTTTACAGACATAGATTCAAACAAGTCTTGTACATCAATACTAACAGTTACATTTACGTTCATGATTATATCTTTTTGAAATAACAATTAATATCTTCCTCTTTTACCCACCAATGAGATTTATCACCATATTCATCAGTTATACACCCTTCATTTTCTGATAAGTATATTTCCCCTTGAAAATAAGCAATCTCGTCAGGTTCATTATTCATTATTACATCTTTAATACATAAGAATTTGTCCCCTCTCTGTATTCCTGTACTCTCTGATAATTCACCTTTTCTATATTTGTCGTATCGCTCAAAATAGTATTTGCTGAATTTTTCTGTTTTATGATTTATTAACTCCTCTTTAAACTGTTCATCGGTCATTGGAATTAATTCGTCATTAGACATGTATATTCGATACTTCCGCATATACAATTCAATACCTTTGCATACACATTTTGCGAGGAAATTTTCAATTCTTCTTTTCATAATCTTAATTCACATAAACATATTGATAACTACTTATCCAAAAAAACTCTTGAAGATTATCCCCTAAATAATTACGAATGTCTTTTTCTAAATAATCCTCAATATATTGGCAATCTTGTCGCCATCTTACTCCATTCTCTCTAGTAAGACATTGTACTTTTAAGTTTGAATATTTATTACATAAGTATTCAAATAGTTTTTGAACTATGTCTGTTGTATTTTCACTCATATTTTTCTAATTAAAAAGTCCCATCCGAATAGGTATTACTACCTAAACAAAATGGGACTAAGTTGTGATTTATTTACTCAATATATATCTGCATCACCATCTATCCAATCGGGCATCATTTCGCCCAAAAAAGAATCTAGTTCATCGTCATCATCCATAATTAAAACGGGCGTGCTTTAACTTGTTTTTTCTTTTCTTCCTTGATAGTTTCCGGTTCACCTACACTTGCATTTGCACCACTAAGCTCTTCTTTATTATTCAATGTGGACGCATCTACAGTTTCCGTTACTTCTTCGTATTCTACAACTTCACCTACTTGTTCAGTGCTTAGTTGCTTCAAATTACTATTTGTTTGTTCCTCATTATCATCATCATCAAAAGCTTTTAATTCAGGAGTGGAATTTATAATCATTGTACATCCTGAATTTACAAGTGTCTTTTGCAGCATTTTCTCATCAAACTGTTTATGCGTTGCTTGCTCCCTAGATGAACTCTTAGACCATGCAGTCAATATTTGTTTACGAGTCATTTCGTAAAGATACATCTCTCCATCTTTAGATGGCAAATATATATATCCTCCTATAAAATCTTTATCTAGGTTTTCTAATTTTTGTACGTGTTTCAAAAGTTTCTTCTTACCTGTCTTAGGATCAACTTCTGTTACATATTCATCCCCTTCTCTAATTGAGTGCGGCATTGGCTCCCAATCAGGAAATATGCGTTTTACCATAAGTACATTCCCAAAATATCCGGGGTCTATACAAAGATCTGTTCCACGAACTACAGCATACGCCTGATTATAAGCTAAATTCAATCCTTTTGTAGCCATTTTAAAAAGTGCTGAACTAATGCTTACAGGGTCACAAACCTCTAATGCCGGACGCTTATCCTTATCTTTCAACTCTTGTAACTTTAGAACGCTCATCTTGATAGCATTCACATAGTTATAATCTTTAGGGAAATTGAAATTAGCTTGGGCTAATTCATTCAATCTTCCAATTACTTGGTCGCCAATGTTATTTCTTAAAGCGACATTTTTTTTCTCATCTGCCATTATTTATATTTATTATTGATTAATTTTCTAATGAAATCTACGCCCTTTTGATAAACTAAAGTCTTGAAATTAATACATTCTTCATAGTTTTTAGTATATTTCTGCTCTATTACTCTGAAATATCCTAAATCTTGATAACGCTGATACGGAATGTTATTATTCATAAGCACTTTTTCTTGTCGAAGAAATTCAAATAGGTTATTTCTTCCCATTCCTTTTATTCCAAGAACTTTAGCAACTTCTAGCATAGGAACAGCATCTTTACTATCTGCTACCGCATCGAAAAATTCTGCTTTAGGAGCTTGTTCTGCAATCAATGCTTGTTGTTTTTCTATTTGTTCAGCTTGTTCAGCAGCAAGCCTTAATGCTTCTGCAAAAGTTTTGGGGAGAGCTTTTTCTATAGTGCTTTTTGCTATTCTTTCACATTCCAAAAAGTAGTTTCTATACTCATAACTTTTTTCTGTTCTCGCCATCATTGCAAGATGTTTTGCAAAGTCAAGAGTGATAGCATAATCTTTTGTTTCATTACCGTTCGCCATTGTGGCGAACCCCACCCAATCTTCATTTTCATTGAAGAATTTATCTTCTTCAATGTTTTGCATACTCCATCTCGTCCAATGTGATTTGTCTAATCCAAGTCCAAGATACAATTCTTTAGCGGAAACGACTTGTTTTCCGTTTTTTTCTGTAATTTTGATTAATTCATTCATATTACCAACATTATTTGTGAGCCAACAATAAGGAAGAAAGGGAAACCTGTTGGCATAGCTTTCAGTGGGAGTACTAAATCCACCTATCCCTTTCATTCCACAAATATAGAGATATTATTTGTTATATCCAATAACCTCTACGTCAATTCCATTAACTTTAAACTTCTGTAACACATCAGATATTCAAAATGGTAGTGCATCGGCAGCACTTTGACTCATTGATGAAAAATTTTGTGTTGGTTGCGATGACTGTGGTGTTGGGACAGGAGGTGCTTGCTTAGCTGCCTGTGACTCAAACTTCTTTTTAACACTCCATGCTTTTATAGATGTATACCAACGTCCCTTAAATTCTCTGGATTCAAGATTTACTCCAATACTAACAACATCTCCGATTCTAATGTTCGCTTCTTTAATCTTGTCTGCTCCCAAAATAGTGAAACAAATATTTTTAGGATAGTTATCGTCTGTCTTTAATACAAAATCTTGGCTAACCCATTCACCTCTCTGTCCCACACCTCTAGTTTCGGGGAGTATGGCAGTAATTTGACCTTCAATATATATTGCTTCCATTATTATTTGTTATTATATGGATAAACGTCCATTATTTTACTATTAGATACACTTTCGATTCTATAATCAGCCATTGTACCTTTCATGTATTCGTCTAAATTCTTTACAGCTTGTCTTAAATCTGCTGCTTGTACAAGCATATTGGTTGTCATAGTCTTTTCAGCCCCAGTCTTTTCGTCTAAGGTGATATACCCAAGTTTACACTTAAACCAAGTATCATCAGCTTCATTATCGCTTGGAACTACTTCTGCGTATTTTGTATCTACCACAGCTTTTATCGAAAAATCACCACTGATAAAGGGAGACATCTCTTCTATTAGTCTAGCTTCGGCTTCTGTCACAGATAAGGCATCTATTAGATATTTTTCTGTAACTTTTTTTTCTTTCCCGTTCTCCATTACTTTTTCGTATTTCAGAGAACCTAAAAACCATTTTTTCATAATAATGTTTTTTAAAATGTAAATATATAAAACTAACAATCGCAATTTTTATTATCTACTTCTTCATCTTCATCTTCATTAAATAAGCCGTTAAAGGTTTCATCATATTCCTTAATATCAGCCAATACATTCCTTTGAAACTCAAAGAACTTTCTATGATTCATAGAACATTGTGAACCCATCGTTAATGTAGCTATATAAGACAAAGCATGTCCTAAATCGTCATCATCATGTGATTGTTTTGCAAATAATTCCGTAATATCATCTATATTAGAAATTGTTGCTGAAAAATGACTTTCATTTGTTTTAATTAATATTAAAGCAGGAATATCATTTTCTTCTATAAATTTAGAAAGACTTTCAAATTTCTTTATTAATTCATTTTCTTTATTTTTCATATTGTTATTTTTTTAACGCATCATCTATTGACACTCTGTTTTTTTTAACTTTTGTATATTCAGTGCTTCTTATTATATTTCCACACCAAGTATTAGTACTTTGTCCTAACATTTCAAGCTCTTTATTTTTTTTCTTGGAAGCTTTAGGGAGTAAGCCGTATACATAACCATACTGATTAGGCTTTTTCTCAACAGCTTTCAATGTCAGTATGTACTCCCCTTTTCTGTTCCTATATATTGTATTAAATCTTAGTGGGATAAAAATACCTTTTTCCTCCACCCCACCCACCTCATCATTAGTTATGATAACCCCATTCAGTTCAGATAGGGTTACATTTACACTTAAATTGTTATTCATTTTCCTATTTATATTTTTTTAAATATACGTTCATACCACGGAAGATTGTTGAAATGAATGTATTTAATGTATAATTCTTCATATATTTTTTTCTTTGCTTCTAGTTCTTCTAGTTCTTCTTTAATTTTTTTCATTATATTATCTGAATCTTCAATCAAGATATTAAAACGATAACCATTAATATCTATTTTAGAAATAACCCCCTTATTGTTATTCAGAGCAACCGTGATAGCAGCTAGATCTTCTCCGCTAATTAAATAATCTCCTTTTAAATTATATTTATCAGGAAAATCACCATTTATAACTTCAACCCCGTTAACTTCGTAACTAAGTTCGCTACCATTAAAATAAACACGACTTAAATTTTCATTCATAACTTTTACTTTTAAAGATTAATATTTCTATGTTATTCAACTCTTAATTCATTATCACTATCATTTACTATTAATTCGATTAATTGATGGCAAGTTTTTATTTCATTGCTAGAATCTATTAGATTCATATCATCAACAAACAGAGGCAAACTTACATTGAAGAAATCTGCAAAAGCATTTGCAATATCAATACCAATAAGTATTCTTTCTGCACCATTAGAAGTTGCTGCGATTGCTCCATCAATACCAGTAATAACACAATCGGGAATCCAAATACCGGATTTATCCTGTGACATCATGGTAATATTGCAACGTTTGAAGAATTTATTTACTCTATCAGAAATAATCTTAGCTCTTTCTTCTTCGTATGTTTTAATTTGATTATCTAACTTTTCTTGTTCTGCTAAAGCATTGGCAGTATCTTTCAGTTGTTTCTTAAATTCTTCTATTTTTTTCTCTTGTTTTTTGCGCTCATCAATAAGTCCCATCTTTTTGCTTTCCTCTTCAATATTCGACATCAAAGTTTTTTTCATGGAAAGTAAACCTGAATTATCTTGTTCAGGGATAGTTGTTATTGTCTTTTTCTTTTCTTCCAATAAGCTAACTAATGATTTATATTTTTCAGTTTGCTCAAATGGGATAACATTTTGTTGAACTTCATCATATTCTTTTTGTAAAGTAGACAGATCTTTCTTCGCCAAAAGAGTAGTCGGAATATCAGCAATATTCTCTTCACATTCTGCAATTATTTTAGTTATATCATCAATTCTTGCTTTTACATTCAGCCCTTCTTTTATTATATTTTCTTTTTCTATTTCTACTTGTTTATAGAACTCCTTTTTTAATAATTCTAATTTGTCATCAGGAAGAGTTTGTCCACAATAAGAACATTTATCTGCTGAAAATTCCTTTTCCAAACATTCATCCAATTTAGTTAATAGATTATTTCTTCTTTCATTTAGAATTACTAAATCTATATTTAATGATTTTATTTTATCAGATAGAACTCTTCTTTTTCTTCTGTTTTCTTCGTTTTTATTATCTATATTTTTATTCTCTTCTGTTACAGAATATATTTTAGAAAGAATAGAAGCTGAAATCTTATTCTGTTCTTCATCGTATTTTTCTTTTTCAGTTCTAATATTCCGTTCCCAATCAGATATTTCTTGCAAATCTTTATTTCTCTTTTCTATTAGAGGTTTAATAGATTCAGCACTCCCTTGTAATTCTTTATCTATATCCGAAATTTGATTTTTATAATCTTCTATGGCTTTCTTAGCACTTTCCGCCTCTTCTACATTGGGCAGATTTTCCTCCAAAGTTTTTATCGTAAGAGGAAGGGATTTAAGAGAGTCTTTTAGAGGTTTAATATCTGACGAAATTCGAGCTTTTAATTCAGAGAGTGAATACTTCTCTAGTTGCTCTAATAATTCCTTGTAATTACCCGTTAAGTCGTTGTCTGTTATTTCACCTGCCATTACAGCAAGATATTTACGTTGTTCTTTCCAATCTAAATATAAAAAGTAATTAATATCCAAAATAGAGCGAAGAACTTCCAAATCACAAAATAAATCTGCAATCTTTTCTTTATACTTTCCGGCACTTAACTCTACTCCATCAATAAAGAACTTATAATCATCTGTTCCTTTTCTTTCATAAGAATTGCTTCCTCTACGTCTAATCCATCCCACTTCTGCTGTTTTTTTCAATGAATATTCATATCCATTTGCCTCGATGATAGCCTCAACGACAGCGGCAGGAGAATCTTCTGGTATATATGTTTTAGTATTGTCGAACAAATTATAGTTCATTCTATTTTCCCCATCATATCCTGTAATAAGCCATAGGAATGCATGACGAAGAGAGGACTTACCTGCTTTATTTTGACCATATACTTTAGTAATATCTTCATTAAAAGATATTTCTTTGTTTTGTTTTCTCCAATTTTGAAGAATAAGCTTTTTTAAAATTACTTTTTTCATTTTATTGTTTTTAAGTTAATTATTTCAGTTTCATAATTATCTAATCCCTTTTTATGTGTTTGTATAACAATGATACTATCATTAAGATAAGTTACACTTCCATATTTAGTTGGGTATATTGGGGGATAACCTTGATGTTCGTTATGATGGCATGATGTATATCCATTACATGAGGATAATACTGCCGAAATTAATATGATAACACCTTTTACTATTCCTCCCATTCTACTCTAACCGTATCTTTGTATGTAACATCTTTTTCATTGACTTTCACACGCATGGCTTCTTCTTTTGATTTGTGAACCGCTCCAATACATCTTTCACTGACTGTTTCATATATATTTATCCATCCTTCTTTCTTTATTCCCTCCATTAACAAATCATTTGAGGAGTCTGCTTCCCCATCAGAAAATCGTCCTTCTTTAGTAAAAGAAGCGGGATATTCTTTGCCATTATCGCTTTTAAGTAGAGCAACAATAGGGAATCTATCGTTATCTGCATCAAAACATAAAATTCTAGCTCTAAATCCTTCTCTTGTGCATAGAGGCGCACCTGCTTTTGCTTTTTCTAAATCAAATGGTTTCATAATTTTGTATTTTATATTAGTTCAATTGCTTTCTGTATTCCAGCTTCCAATGCTTCTTCGTAGGTGTCCCACTGACCACCATCGTTAGGACCTTTAAATATTCCATCGGTTATATGAGTTCCATTGTCAGCTTTGCATATATCATAGCTATAACCGCAAGCGTTTCTAATGATGGAAATATGCAGGTTCTTGGTTTCACGTAGCCACTTCTGGACAATTGATTGCGGAGGAAATTCTATATCTGTAAACATGCCTTTCTCTTTAAGCATCTTTGCTGTCTCTAATGCTACAAATTCTTCTTTCATTTTTTCATCGTTTTACTCAATTAAACACACTCCAATTGCCAATACCCCAAAAATGATAGCCACTATTACAAACGCAGCTAAACATCCTTTGTCATACTCTTTTTCATCAGATGGCGTATTATCAATATACCAATCCAATATATGTTTCTTTTTTCTCATCGCTATTCCTCCTTGATTAAATCCGGATTATCGTAGATGTTGCCTACAATCTCTTCCATTACATTATAGTTACAGAATGGCAATAATTCTCCACTATACTCTCCGATATATCCAAAACATCCGTCTTTTACACCTACTTTATTATAGATTCTTACGCCTTCATCTTCACCCATTAACAATATATCCCCTTCGTAAATTTCTTTCCCGTTCTTGTCAAGTAGCCCGGTGAACTGACCTATGGTCTTTTCATCACACATAACTCCCGATAGTTGAAAGAAATGTGTATCACCTCTAAAATTGTAATCTCTTTCAACATAAAGTTCATATCCTTGGTCTATGATGCAATAATCATCGGCTTGGATCAACCCGCCATAAGCCCATTTGTTATTGTCTACTCGTTTTGCACGGAATTTTATTGTACGATTCATTTTATTCCTCCTTTTCTTTAAAGTGTTTGATTAGCTCTTCTACGGTAGCCTTATGACTACAATGAAACCATGCTGCCTGTACACTCTCTCTAATATTTTCTCGTGCATAATTGATGTCATCGTCAACGCATATAAACCAACTATTTTCAGGAGGATATACAAACCATTGTGAATCGTCAGTATCGTCTCTCAATGCAGCTATTGCCAAGAAAAGTTCTTCATTTGTTCCGCAATCAATAAAACTATCGTCTAGTGGTACATTATAAGGAACATATTCACCGTCAATAGTTGTAATTAATTTGCTATCAGCAGTTATTTGAAAAGGGTTTCCATACTTTTTATATCCCAACTCCTTCAACTTCTTCCGAAGATCCGGTGTGTTGCGTCTAATAAACGCTGCTGTTGTAAATCCCATAGTTAATCCTCCGTTTCTATCTTTACTTTGGCACGTATTACAAATATTCCACTACATGAATTAAAAACATCGCATGGATCTGAATACAACCTATCACCTAAATAAGTACCACACTCATTCTTTAAAGAACACTCTAAACAAGGGGATTCGCTCGGTATGACAAACTCATGCAAAACTCCATTAATTATTATTCCATTATTTACTTCCATGATTATTCCTCCTTCTTACTAATTCAACTTCTGTCGGCTCTTCATCTTCCCATTTTACTTCGGGAAACAGTTCAGAATCAAGCCTAATCCAATCAAAGCAATGTTTTGTTGGTAGCCAATATTCATCAATCTTTACGGGGCGTCCAGTGAAAAGGCATAAATCCCCACATTTGTCTCTTGCTATATACATATTAGTCTCCTTTCTAATATTTATTCGTCAAACTTCGGGTATATACATCCAACAATCAACTTTATCCCAATCACAATATATATGATTCTCTTCTGGATAAAGCCATTCTTTAGCTAGCTTATTCCAACGTAAAACCACTTTCCCGTATATTTGTGAAGAGCATAATACCAGAGCATTATCTTCTGGGAAAGAATCATCTATACTTATCCACGGAGATTGTTTTGCATGCCATTCTGCGCCAGCGGTAAAATCATCCTGTGTTTCTCTATACAAAATCCCTCTATCAGTAGGTTCATACTGCCCGTCAGCGTATTCTTTTGCAGCTTCTTGTATATTCATATTTTATTTGTTTTAAATAAATACATAATCTCCGTTTTGGAATCCCCAAATAGTATGTAGTAAAATCCAATCATCTTGAAATTTACATCCATCCTTTTCGCATTCAACCACCAGCATATTTGCTTTATCAGCATAAATTAATGGGGTTACGATACCTGTAAATGCACCATTTCGTCCGGTGAATTTATTACCTTCCTTTAATCGCTTGATTATTTCCTCTTGATTCATATTTATCTTGTTTTACGTTTTTCTATTAGTTCTTCTTCACTGACGGTCGTATTAGAAAGGTCGCAAAGATTAGAAATATTTGTTGTATTATTTGGTTTACAATACAAACACATTTGAGTAAACGGTGAATATACCCTTCCACACTTCGGACAAATCCATCCCTGCTGCCCGAACATTCCATTATACGGATTTACTGCACTTGATTCTGTTTTCATACTTATATTGCTATGCGTTATTGATTTTATCTAAAAGGTTGTGGAGTAGCACTTCATTTGCCTTATATAGTTCAGATTGTTCTTCCGATAGATCTCCATAACCAACAGAAACCTCTACCTCCGAAAGTGCAAACTGGATAGCTTTATATTCATCAGGAGTAACCACAATTTTTTTAGCTTTTAGTGGTTTGATAAAATCAATTTGTGATTTATCCACTCTATTTATTTGTCGATAATCATCGGTACGTATGCCATAGCCACGATAGCTTTGAACAATAGTGCAGACTTCACCTTTTTCAATGATTATCCCACCTTTATTTTTTAGTTGGCAAAGAGTCCTAACCTTTGCACCTATTATCTTTCTCATAATGATAGTTTTTTAATGTCATCTACTGATAGTTTGTCCTTACCTTTGGCATATTCAAAGAATCCTACTATAGGACATACACATTCAGGAATAGTATAATCACCTGTTTCAGGTAATGTCACCAAGATACTAAGTCCTACGCCATTGATATATTCGCAAGAAACATAGTCATCAAAGTCAATATATCTTTGTGCCTCCACAGCTAGATGGTTGCAGTAGCGTAGATATGCATCATAGCTTTCAATAGCATCATCTATTAATTTGTCTATATTCATTTTATTCTTGTTTAACATATTTATAAATTAGAATAGTATCAGTAACATTCTTATGTTCTGTATTAGCATCAATCTTCTGTTTAATTTCTGTGCTATTCCTTTCTTTGCAATACTTGCAATTACCCTTATGTGCTATACTTATTACTTTTCTTCCAGCCACACGTTTCGGATTTGAAGCCATAATATACTCACATGAATCAATTTCAATCACATCATACTCTATAACTGAATCTTTTTCAGTTCGTGGTGCTTCTTCACATGACATTAGCAATAAAGCCATCAGTGCTAAAAATAAGTAGTAAATATTACTTTTCATAATTGTATGTTTAATTCTTTGTTAGCAATTGTAAAATATAAGTTCTGTAATTCATGAATATATTTTATAGAAATATAATTCCAAGTATTTAATGGCATTTTGAAATGATTATTTAAAAATGCAATCCGGTATCTATTCCCATTTCCATAATTCATAGAAATAAAATCAGCCGCCTTGTTATCAGGATTTATATATTCAAATCCACAATTGAGTAGTATTTCTTCGGTCAGAGGAATACCTTCAACTTTAGTTTCTTCCTCTTCTCTGAAAGTACCATTATCCATTTCAATTGTTATGTTGTAATCGTCATTAGCACATTCATTACAAAAAGTATTACTCATTAAAGATACTACTTTCCCAATTCCTGCATCTATTTTAACGTAATTACCAATTCTCAATTCTTCTGCTTTCATATTTGTTTTTAAAAATATTTAAAATAAAATCAATAACATCAGCAATTATGAAAATAAACATACAAAGAAATAGTATATCTATATTTTCACTAACACAATCTTTATTAATGCATTCTGCGATTAATGTTGCTCCTAATAATATTGCCGTTCTCATAATTATTCTACGATTAAAAGTCCACTATTCCACAATTCACCCATACTAAACCATTCGCCATCATTAGTACGAACAAATATTGATTCAGATAAACAAAATTCTCCTCTTTCATAACTGTTAGCAATGATAAAGTAATCCGTTTCTTTTGCAAACAACCAATCATATCCTTCTTTATATTCTTCCCATTTTTTTAATATTTCAGAAGATATTTCACTAAAAGGAATTATATTGGTTATGCGAACCAAATATTTCCGACTATCATGTATTTTACCATCGTCATAACAATCGTAAAACTTTCCTATTTCTGGTAGTTTTCTCATTTCTTCTCTTTTATTTCAAAACCTTCAAGAAGTTCAGCCATACTGGTTAAATACTGGAACATCTCATAATATCCAAAACTTGAACGATCACTTAAACTTTTACTGAAAATTCTGTCCTGTAAACTACGCGGATATTTATCCAAACCAAGTTCTTTCATTGCATCTTTTTTAAATTTAAGAAGGTTGTTATTTTGTTCTTGATTATATGCTGAAATCATATCCTTTTTCCACTTTTTCACTTTGTTTGGAATATCATTCAACATCTTCTTTATTTCCTCTCCGGTTGCAGTGAGTTTGTATACTTGTCCTTCTAAAGTCATTTTATATGCTTTCTCTTCACGCAAAGAAGGATATTTTTTTCTATTTTCGTATTTACTGTAGTCCATATTAAATTCGTTTACACATTGGTACTATTACTTCTTCAATTTCTCTCCATAAGATAGGCTATACATTGTAAGTCCATTCTCGTCCAGTCCAAAAAGAATTGGTATATCTACCATCTTTGAGACATACATTAACGGTGTTATATTTGCTAGGCTTTATCTCCCTTGCATTATTCCATCCGTCCTTTATCATTCTATTCCATGTTTTCATTGCTTATCTCTTTAAATATAACATTAGTTTCATCTTCTCTTTCAAGAGAATCACAACCTCCAAAATATTCAGATACAAATTCCCCATTTTCTTCACAAACTTCTATAAAAAAACAATTCTCACAGGAATAACCTATAACTGTTTCTACTTTTAAAGTTGTAAATGGAAGCTTTATTTCAGTTCCTATTGGTAATTCTTTCATAATGTTTTTTGTTCATTGAATATACTTTGTGCTTTAGAAAGTGCTATCTTCTCTTCTGTACATTCAAAGCCTGCTTTTTCAAAATTTATTATGACAGCAGAAGCATCTTCTATTGTTTTACCGGTATTTTCAGTTATACCTTCTTTTTCTAACAATTCAGCAAATCTTAATATTGCTACTTTGCCTAGTCTATACAAATCATTGGCAAATTCTGATTTTTCTTCATTCATAATAGGTCATTTTTGATACTCTAATACATTAAAGCCGCCTGTTTACTTCCAATGACAGAGTACGTGTTACACATGATATATACTAAGTTGTTGTCAATAACTTTAAGCCTACCTTGAAAGTTATGTTTCAAACATAACAAAGCATCCATTTTAGAATCAAAAGGGCAAACAACCTTAAAGTTATGATTCCTTCTTAAAATTCCAATTTTTTCACCAAAAGAAATCGCTTTAGCAACTTTACTTTTGCTTGTTTTCATTCTTTTAGCCAATGTATCAAACGAAATCCCATTGTCTTTAAATTCAGTCAATCCATGCATGGTGCAGAACTTTTTAGCCTTCTTCCATTCTCTGTACTTTGATTTAGATAAATGTCCTTTCGGCTTAGTCCCTTTAATTACTTGATGATTGACGTAATTTTTCCGTCTTTGTTCTTCCGTTATAAATAATGCTTGCAATCCAGTTTCAATCGCCTTGATATTTGATAAGTCCAATCCATCCAATCTTACATTTGACCTAGCAGCACGAACAGATTTGAAAAGAAGATGTTTATTGTTCTTTCCAACAAAGTCTAATAGATCCATGCTTCCAAGAACTTCTAACCGCTTCTTCACTGTATTTTTATGCAGACCTGTAATTTTGGATAGTTTGTAATAAGAAAAATTAAGAACGACTGATGATCTAAACTTTTGTTTTATAAAAATAAGTAGGGCTATCGCTTTCCGTTCATCGGTAGCGGATATTATTTCATTATATCTTTTCCTACTTAGTCTTTTCATAATTATATATATAAAACAATAAAACCGTAGCTGAAACTCTATCAGTACGGTTCTATTGTTACCGTGTTAACAGACATTGTATAAATACAATGGTGGCAATTGCTAACATACGGTTATATAATCAAAAAAACTTTTATAATCAAGAAAAATATAATCATATATCATCCATTGCCACGTTTCAGATACATTGCAAATATCCTCTTTATTTTTGAGATGTGCAAGAGAATATGTGTATTTAACATTTATATAACTTTTGGACAACCTAAAACAACCTTATGGATAACCATATTAAAACCATACTAAAACCACATGGTTATAATAGGATAACATCTTTTGTTGCTTCGGTTTCCACAATTTCAACTAGATAATCACTCCATCCGTCGTTGAATTTCACATCTCTAGTTTTATCTTCTACTTCTTCAAGTAGTTCAAGTGAACTACCCACAAACTGAAGATTTGTGGGATTTCTTGCTAATTTTCCTTTAAAGCTTCAACTGTCATATTCAATAATTATAAAGTTCAACACAATCTTCACGCTCTATGACGTCTTTCACTTCATCATCCAAAATGTCTATTGTCACAGGTTTGCTTTTATCTTTAATTTCAGATAAAATATCAATTAGTTCTTGTACTGTCATAATTTATCCTCCTATTTTACATTAAGTGTTCACTGCCTTAATTAAACCTCTTGTACTTTCAATATTTCATCTAGCCGAAACAAAGCTCTATCATATTCTACTTCATTGTCAAAGTAGAAATACCTTGTTCCGTTCCCGTACTTCATTTCAATGCAGAATTTACCACTTGAAACACTATTTCCACGTCCTTTGTATTCTTTGATACTTGCGTCTTTCAATCGTTGATTTTGTATTCTTATCCACATATTTTTATGATTTAAATGATTCTACTAGCCACCAAATTAACAAACTTTCTATTGCTATTCTAATAAAAGGGAATAAATTCAGTTTCTTTTAGCTTTCTCATATCATTTGTTATTGATTAAATACTATAATAATATCACCATTAATTAAAATAGATTCATAATTAGGGATACAAACATCTTTTATAAAGATACAATTTGTCTTTTTCAATTTATATAAATATTCATCTAATAAATCTTGTTTCTTAATAGGAACATTCACTACTAGACAAATATCTTCATCGTTTCCGTTAATTGTTGTAATAAAAGCACCATCACTAGCGTTAATTGTTAATGTCTTAGGATTATTTGTCGTTTGAGAATCAAACACTAAGGTAATTTTATTTGTTTTCATATCATTATTCAATTACATACATTAATAAACCATCTTTTGCTTTTATTTCTACCAATATTTCTTTGCAATTTAATCTCTCTTTTAGAAATTCTAAGGTACTTGTTCTAGCAAAGCAATTCTTTGTGGAAACATACATAACTTTCCCATTGCTTTCAATAGAAACTATTCCTTTGATATATTTTCTAATAATATCCTCTTTGCTTTCCATAACTCAAATATTTAGGAAGAAATTATGTTCATCATGGAGTGCCCGAATCAGTGTACAAACAATTTCTTAACTCTCCTTCAAAGGGCAGGTATTACAATCAGTACATAAAAGGGATTTATCAATAGGCATTAATTGCCATGCATTTTTTCTAATCCAATCAATATCTACTTCATGCGGATCACGATCAATACAAAAGCATCCGCATGAAGTATCGTAGTATTCTCTCAATTGTTCATACGTAAGTTTGCTAGTTGAATTCTTTTTCCCTTCTTCAATTTTCTTTTCCATAATCTTTAATTTTTAAATATTAATAAAAAGCCGTATTTCTACGAGCTATAACTTTTTCTTATAATGATAACGCTAGGTGTCAGCTAGTATATAACTGCCAATATTTAATAGTTCATTTTCTTTAATTCTTAACTCCAATGTTTTAGGGTATCTCATCTTCACATCTATAAATTCAGGCAGTTATATACGACTCTACACTAGCCCTGTCGTTATAACTTTTGGTTATAAAAAAACTCTTCCTAGTCGGCTATAACTGGGAAGAGTCTGTTTCTTTAAACAGATATAAATTTGAAAATTCAAATCAAATCTTTATCTTTGCAATAAGACAATATGCTTATCATAATACTATGTGGATAATTGGAAAGGGTCTACATAGGTAGGCTTTTGACTATAAATCAAAAACTTTTTAATTATGAAAAAGCATATTTGCAACAAAGAGAAAACGGTTGAGGTTGAAGGTTACATTGCTATACGTGAAAACAAAGTAGTATATGTTGAACCTCATAAACGTTGTCGCCCTACTAACAAGAAGTAGGCTTTGTTGGGAGTCGCATTTAGAGGATGCGACTCTTCTTATTTGACTTCAAATATAATAAATAACATCTAATTTACAAACATAATATCTGCTAATAATACTTAATCACCTCCACTTCTGTCTCATATTCTTTTGATTAGCAAAAATAAACTGTACTAAAATAGGTATATAGGTGTACTCAAATTAGTACACCTATCATATAATATAATCATATAATAAAACAAAGAATATAACATGAAAGACATTTTTCAAGCAAAATGCCTATTGATTATTTTTCTTTTATTTTCCAATTTATTTTTGTATAAAGTGAAATAAAGAAAAATCCTATCAGACACATAGATACTATATCTGTTATCATAGATATAGTTGGTGAAATATTTATGAGTAGGCAAATAATTGCTACGATTGCTTAAATTCAACGACATAAAGATTGTTCCCTTTGACTCCAAACATATCCTCTATAGTATGATATGCTTTGAACTGATATCTTTCATCAGGATATTTATTCCTGAAATAAATCTCTACTAAATTTCTTTTACTCATAGTTTATATATATTTATTGTTTTCTTTCAAATAGATTACATGAAAACTCATTATTAAAAACTCGCAGATGATAACCATTCATATCTTTGCATTTTAGACATATTGCTCCAAGAACAAAGGAACTATATTTGAATGGTAAAAGTCCTTTATTTGCCATCCTTTTTGCTTTTGTATAAGGTATACGGTTTTTGCAATTAAAACACTTCTCTTTATCTCTTTCGCTTATCTTATTCTTTTTACTACGCCTATATAATTCTTGGCGCAGTTCTTTATCTGTATATTCTGATAAATCTTTCATATTAGCCCTTGAATTAATATCCATGTATTCAATACTTTCATAATACAGCCAGTCTCTATGAAATAACTAATGCCCTGTGGTATTTTCATAGATGACACATTAACATTTATAAATTGAAGTTGATTAGTATTAGATTCTATATAGAAAACACCTCTGTTTTTTCTATTGGTAACTAATACACGTACAATTTTATTTCGTTTATAAATGGGTGTTATAAGGCATCCTTTGGGAAACATGAATTGCCAATAATCTCGCTTTTCAAATTTTATTCCTTTTACTTCAATATATTCTTTGTCCATAGTTTTAAATTATTTCATTATTTTTTTAAGTTTACGATACATTGCAGCCGCACGAACTGAATTATACTCCATTCCTGTGGCTGTCTTTTGATTCAGATTATTTAATTTTTGTGCAATATCTCCCCAAATTTCGTAGTTTCTAGGCTCTCCCTTATCTTTTATCCAATCAGTAATGAAAGCCCAAAAAAACACATTACTTTCATTAACACGTGCATTTTCTCGCCTTTTGTTTGCGGACTCATCTTGCATCTTATTTATTGAAACTATTCTATCTGTAGAACTATTCTTTCCCCACAATTCTTTTGTTCCTCCTGTTTGCAAACCTTTCGCTTTTCTTGCGGCTAGTCCCATACGTGTACGCTGACGTATGTTTTCTACTTCAATTTCAGCGGCTAATGATAATGCAAAAAGAAGGGCTTTTCCACCTATTGATTTATTTTCTATTATAGTTCCGTCTTTGCATTGTATTATAGTTATATCTTTTTCTCCACAATAAGAAACAATAGAAAATAAATCATTCATACTTCTACCCAATCGAGACAATTCAGATATATATATAGTGTCTCCACTCTTGCACATTTCTAATACTTCTTGCAGTTTTCGTTTTGTATGTTTTATAGTTCCTGAAACTTTTTCTACGACTTCTTTAATATCTGAATTGTCTCCTATTCTTTTCAAATACTGTTTTATACATTCTTTTTGTTGTTCAAAGTCTTGTTTTTCCGTTGAACATCTAGCGTATATAAATTTCATAAAATAAATATCTTTTTTTGTATGGCTTATTATTCTTTATGCTATATTTAATACCCGCACCTGTTCCGCCTATTTCTTTAGCAGCTTGTTTCATTGAACGGAATGTTTTTTCTACACCCGTATTAATGTCGATACACTTAACTTTAATGCTTGTTTTTTCTATGCAAGCTTTTCTACAATTTTCGTGTACTCCTTTCCTCTTGAGTCCTATATCAAAAGCGTGTTTATTATTATAAGAACTTGTCACCCATTCAAGGTTAGATGCATTATTATTCAATTTATTACCGTCTTTATGGTTAATAACTAAACCTTCTTTATATCCGTCTACAAACAATAATGCAACTAATCTATGTATTTTATAATGAGTATACGTTTTTTTATTTACGTATGGGATGATATAATAATATCCGTTAGTGTCTATGTTATTTTTTAACAAGTATATCCTATTCTTTTTCAAACTTCTTGCACGCCCCAAATTTGATATTTGATATACGCCCTCAAATTTTGGTATATCTTTCCATATCTCACCACGTTTTGAAACAAACTTATTCATATTACTATTTTTTAGTTAACCCTTCAAATACAGTACAACTACCCCAAATAATCAAACATATTATAAACAACATTTTTACTCCTTTCTTTATAGTATTTCTTTTAATTCATTTAAAATATCCTCTTTTGTGGCGTAATCACGCAAATTTAATAACTTTATCATATATTTACGATCTATTTTGTCGGGGAGTAAATATTCCTCATTGTCTTTAACTATATATTTTAATATATTTTCGGGGTGATCGTAGCTTTCTATTAATTTACCTATTAAATCACCCTTTTCTCCTCTTGCATCCCACTCGTTTACTATTTCATTAGTTGTAAGATTTTCAAAGGTAAAATATCCCTCATCTATTTTATGAATATCTGTTGAAATTTTTCTACATAGTTCGCAATCTCCATCTATTTGAGATATTATACCGTTATTAATCATTTCTTTAAATGATTCTATTTGCTTTTCTGTATACTTTTTCATGATCTATTCCTCCATTAATTTAACTTTGATTATTTATAAACCGTTTTTAATATTCTAAATTGTTCTATCAACTTTTGCAATTATTACAACGTCGTATTTTTCGCGCATTAACTTTGCATACTGTTTTATACATCTCTTAGTTACCGCTACTTTAAAATCGTAATACGGTGGAGTTGTATTGATGTTATGACACCGAACCAAATAATTATTTAACTTTTCCATATCTGTATTATTTTAAGCTATTAAGTACAAACATTCTTCTTTCTATTCTTTTGCGTTCTTTCTCTGAATAATATACTTTGTTATTCATCACCGTACAAACGAATTCTATTCTTTTATTTATAATTGTTCTTTTTTTCATGATTACATATTTTCTTTAATAACGTTACCGCTTAAATTCTATTCATCGAATGTGTCTAGTATAATTTCCTCTGTTTTTCTTTCCGAAATTATAATACGGTCGCTATATAAACCGCTAATATCAGACCCTCCGCTACATGTAAATATTATATTTACGTTATACTCGTCTAACAAACTAGCTAATTTTGTTAGAAACTCTTTTCTTTTTTCTTCACTCATTGGTAAAATCTTTATTTTCTATCAAATTAGGTTCGTGCCTTTCCAAAAAAGATATTAATTCTTTGTAAGACGTATTATTATCTATAGCACAAGATAGCGAATAATTAAACTTACCTTTATACATTTTGGGCTTCAATTCGCCTAGATTATTAAAATACATTTGTCTAACTGATACAAATAATTTACTTTGTAAATATTTGGGAAAAGACACAATATGATCACAAATAGATACAATGTTATTATTATAAACGTTACTATAAACTAGTTCGTTATCTCTATAAATATCTAATTTAAATGCTTTCATGACTTTCTTTTTTATTTGGTTAGCAAAATATAATTCCTAATATATACAATACTAAAAGTATTCCATATAAAGCGGAAAAGCCTTTTATTATCTCTTTAAATTCTTTCCGTTCCATAAAATTAAAATTTCATTCTCGATAATATTTCTATATTTTTATAGCCTCTATTTTTTAAATAGTCTAGTAATTCACTTGTATTATACCCTTTTGCTGGTTTACATTCTCTTATATAGGTACTGTCAGCCTCAAAGTGCATGTTATCATACAAAGAATATACTAAAAAATTATCATTAATTAGCTTTTCTATAAACACGGCAATAATTTCACCGTCTCGTGTTATTCTAAAATTTACTTTTGTTTTCATTTCCATTATTTATTAAAACGTTTCCTACAGTAATCGAAAGCCTCGCCGGATAAACTATTGCTAAAGCCCCTTTTATCAATGTAAAAACATTGAAACAAACTAGTATCTCCGTAATTATTTACAAGGTTATGAAACATTTGTTTTTGCGCTTTCTTTGTTGCAAAACAATATTTGGAAAAGTTTTGCAATACCTTTTTCTTTTCTTCTTCATTTAATTTAAAGTTTATCCACCCTTTTGTATTATGGTGAAAACGTCCGTTTATAAATTGTTCTACTGTCATTTGTCTAGTTTGGTTTAATAAACCTATTAAAGTCTTATATTTAATTGTTTTCATAACTCTATGATTTTAATTATTGTATTAAAAAATAAAAGCAATTTGTATATATCCCCTTCTTTGTCTTTTTTCTACGAAAACTTTTGCTTTATCCGCTTGATGAAAGGCAAATCTATTTCGGGGTATATTACACGTAGAAGAAGAAATACCTTTTGCGCCTGTATTTACTTCTCCGCAAAGTTTATTAAAACTTTCTACATTAACCAATGAGTCTATAAAAGAGTCAGACCAAAATTTTTGTGATATATTAAATGTTATTTCCATTTTATAAAATGTATTTAGTTTAATTTCTCTTTTAACTGAATTAATCTAAATGCAATAACGGAAAACCAATTATTTTGAAAATCATATCTTTGCTTTTCCGTTTTGCAATATCCCCAAGATTTCCCGATATTAATAATATCGTAATCAGCGAAAGCGATACTAATACAAGTAGGCAAACCTTTTATGTACTGTGATATTCTTTCCTGTAAATTAGGGTACAACCGTTTATTATAGTCGTTGTTGTATTCTTTATTGAAACACTCAAAGAAGTAATTAATAGCTTCTTTATCACTCATATTTTCTTTTTCGTCGTTATAAATGCAGTCCAAAACGTATGCAAATTGTACGCCTACTTTTTTATATTCTCTTACATTCTTTTTCATAACTTATTCCTCCTATTTCTTTTTATTTATCCTATTCTTTCAAAACCCATATAATCTAATTTATCCCAAAGAATTTCTATATTTGCATCTATAGAAAGATCATCGTCGTAATCTATCGAAGTTATCGGAATTATTACGGTATTACATACGTTACCGGCTATTAATTCGTTCGTGTCGTCTCTATATCCAATATAAATGACATTTGTATTTCCTTCATTGTCTAAGAATTCGCCTAAACAATTAGATATAATGCTATTGTTAAATTCTTTTGTAGTCATAACTTATTTATTATTTAAAGGTAAATTTAAAAATTCTTTTTTATTTAGTCCGCAAAAACTTGCTATATGTCTGCCAGTTGTAGCGCTCCAACCGTTCCACAATCGTATAACATTTCCGTTTGCATCTATTTTTGCAACGTCGGTGTTATAAGATTGAAGTACTTTTGTATTATCGCTATATATTTTTACTTTCGCTTTCCCGTAAAAAGACTTATGGCTATCGTTTGGATATAAATCGCAAATATTTACTAAATTTTTCATGTTTATTCCTCCTTTATTTAATTATTATTGATTTGGTAGTATTATAGTCTCAACCTTGTTAAACTTTTCATCATCAACTTTAACCGCTATATATTTTTGTGCCTTAAAATCATAAAGAACTGCTATAGTATTACAACCGTTTAAGGTATTATAGTCGTCGCAAACGTTTATAAATTCATAAAATTTCTTTCCTACTTGAATTTCAACGTTTGTATGTCTGAATAACATATAAGTAACAACATATTTAAATGTCTTTTTTTCGTCTATCTTCTTCATGGCTTATTTAATATAATGTGAATAATAACGTTTGCAAAAATGTTCATAACTTTCATTTTTACGGCTGTATTTTTTAAAATCTCTTTTTTGATTATTTGCCTGTAAATAGATAATTGATAATAGTATAACAATTATCAAAAAAATAAATAGTATCATAACTTATTGTTTAAGAAATTATATTTTGTTACTCTGTATTTAACGGACTTGTAACCGTCTATATATTACGGAAATATATAGGCTACATTAACAAAATAGCAAGCCAAATATAACAGAACTATATAGGAACTAATATTTGTTAGTTCTTATCAGATTTACCCGTTGTATTGGATACTTGCTATTATTAGATTATTTTTATAAGGAATATATAACTTACATTCATTCACCTAAATGTAGTATTATATATTATATTGTATTGGTTTATTCACTATATTATAACTACTAGGGTCGGTCTCCTTTCGTCTCACCCGTATAACTCAATATTACGGTCTCATAACTAATTACTAGTTTGTAGGTACTGATATAACCAATGTTTGAGTAATACCTACTTAATAGTCTTACGCTTGTAAGGTTGCTACGATGCAACAAATAAGCCGCTATTTTCAATACGTGAATGAACGAAAACCAATTAACCAAATAGCAGAACGGAACGCAAAAAAGAAAAGGGATATTATAATATAGCTCTATTTCCCAGTAAATCGAAAACCTGCTGTATACAGGTGTATAATATAATATCTTTGCGGTCTGCATAAGATAGGAGTTAATCAGAACTTTCAAAGAACGATTAGGAATCTATTTCCCTTTCTTTGTATTGCAAATATACGTACATTATCGGAATGCGCAAAATATGCACTAATATATTAACTTTTGTTAGGTTGTGCTCACTATGTGCACTATTGAATTAACACAAATAAGTACGAAAAAATCGTAGTTAAGTTAATTTCGTGTTAAATGTAAACAATAACGAAAAACGCACTGGAACGCACACAACGAAACGCGAAACACAATCGGGGAAAGGGATAAAGGGAAAGGGGAAAAGCAAGCAAGCGGAAACGGAAAGCACACAGGCTAACACTATTAACGAATATAGTTATTATATCGAAGATGTAATAACTATATGAGTAAATAATAATATATATATACTTCTATTATATATATATACTATATAGAAAAAAATACACATGTAAAAAAAACAGAATAGATAAAACATATCGAAAAGATAAACATCATAGAAAAAATCTATAAGAAGAAAACAAAAAGCAAAAAGGTTATATATGAAAATGTGCGGCTTTCTCACACGCCAAACATTTTTTTGTGTATGCTTGTTTAATGCAGCCTATTTTTGCACATTATAGGGTAAACCAATGTTTCCAGAACACGAAACGAGTGTTTAAGACGTGTTTTAAGGCTAAATGCGATGTTTTAATATAAAATACTATGTTTATATCGTCTTATTATTGATCTTTTAAAATTAAGCCTAAAAATACGCTTATTCCAGTGTTTTGCCCTCTGTTTTACCGTGGCTTTCCCCATGCCTACCACCCCACCCCCTATTTTTAAGCCACGGTTAAGTGCTGCTTTTGCTCGTAAATTTTTCAATTTTCAATTTTTTTTTTACTTTTTTTTCTTATCCTTAATCAGTATAGTAATTTTTATTTTATATATTTGCAGAAATTAAATGAATCGTATATGAAATTTGAAGAA